AAGGAAAACCCGCGTGACGACTTGTCACGCGGCGCATTGTTATTTTGCATAAGGACATTTTGGTTCATCTATCTCGCGTTCATAAAACTCATTTTCTAATATCCACCTTTTAGCATCTTCAAAAATTTCTGCTTGAATATTAGAGGGTAACATAGCAAATATTTCTGCCTCTGAATAAGTCTCTGTTATATATTCCCCCGTGCCTTCATAATTACAATCGCTAAATCTTTTCGCTATTTCTTTGTCAATGGTCTCTTCAGTATAAACTTCATAATTCTCATCAACATAAACTTTCATTATTTTTTCTTCCTTTCTTCTCTTGATTACATTTATATTATATACTATTGTTTGTTATCTGTCAACCCGTAAACTGGGACGTATGACGTCCCAATATATAAGGACGGGATAAACCGTCACTTAATTTTCTACATCTTCTTCATCCTCTTCTACATAATAAGCATTTTCTTTGAAAAACTGCTCTTCAATATCTCCTAACTCATTTTCAAAATCAAGGCAAAAATTTCCATTGTTAAAACACCAACGAATGACTTTTTCCATTAAATCGGAATCATCAAGAAAAAAGGCGAGATAATCTTCAACTTCCATATATTCAACTACTGCCTCTCTTGCTTCGTTTTCATCTTCACCTATCGGTCCATTATCAAAACTACTGTACCACATTTTTCATTGTCCTTTCTTTATTTTCTGTATATATTATACATAATTATTTTCTATTTGTCAACTTGTATTTTGGGACGTATGACGTCCCATCTTTACCTATAATTTTGCCTTGTGAGAAAACCCACAAGGCGCGCGTCACTTTTTTGATTCGGAAACGAAATATTTTCCGCCATATTTTTCTGCAATTTCAATTACCTTTTCAGTATCTTCTCCTGTGACACAAAAACAATTAAAGATTACATATCTATCTATATCAATATAATTAAACGGAATTGAATTTGTATTAAAGTATTCCGAAAAAATTTCGGGAGACACCCCGCGCGGAATTGTAAGTTCAACTTTCCATAATTTTTCTTTTCGGAATTTTTCTTCTAACCATTTAACAAAGAATACGCCAATAAAATTAGCAACTGCAACGACAATAACTTTAAACCACAACGGCAGTTCACACACAGTATATACAACCACAACAGTATATAATCCGAAAGCGATTGCATTTACAATACTCGCGCCCACCTTGCCGCATTTTATTGTAGCAAGAGATTTTATTGTTTGGATTATGACATTTAGAACATTTAGAATAATAAAAATTAGAATCAATTCTTTTGACATTTTTTTGTTCCTTTCTTTTCTTGTTGCAATTATTATACATTTTTTTCTACAAAAAGTCAAGAGAGAAGATGGGACGTATGACGTCCCACATAGAGAGCGGGCGAAAATCGCCCTTTACTCTTCAAATATCTTGTCATCAAAAAAGATTATATAAACAAAATTGTTTACTATTCTTTCTTCTTCTGTTACTTCACGGCACTGTTCTGCAAAAGCGTCGGGATTATAATTTTTAATCATTTTCAACAGAGTATATCCAGCACAAAAATCCGAATACTGCGAATTGAGATGTTCATACAATTCCTTTTTTTCTTCTGTGGACATTGTTGGATATACTCTTCCATAAAAAATAATTTTAAGAGCAGAAATATCTCGTTCACTGGTGGAATTAAAATAGTCGTTAAGTCGAGTTTCAAATTCAGAGTAAGTCATAGTATTTTGTCCTTTCGATTCTTTTATATTTATTTTGTACTTTCTCTTGAGTACATCTATATTATATACTACTATGTTCTGTTTGTCAATCCTACTTTTGGGACGTCCAACGTCCCAACCTACAACGCGGATGTGACAATTTATCACATTGCGCGAAGTACATTTAGAATATTGTCAACATCATATGCAGTGCCATTCCAAGAAGTGCGATTATTTTCTTCATCGTCAAAAAGAATCCCATTTCTTCCTATATGCTTTGGTGTACCATATGGAATTATATCGATATGAGAAAAATGAACGCTTGCAAGATGTTTAGAAAGCCAATTTATTTTTGCCTTTTTAACAATTTCCTCATATTCTTTACTGGAATTTTTTGCAGTCCACGAAACAATTCCTATTTCATATCCCTGTCGTAAAAGACGATTGAGCAGCCGAGCAAGCACCTGTAAATTAACGAGCGGGCGAGCGTTTTCGTAGGCGTCAGCTCGTTCGTTTACGATATCATCAAGCCACCCATTGACACCGTAGAGGTCTGCAATAGTGCCGTCCATATCAAACCATATCTGTTTAGTAGTCATTTCTTCGTTCCTTTCTCTTGATTACGGTTATATTATACATCATTGCATATGAGAAGTCAAGACCTCGGTTGGGACGTGCTACGTCCCAACCCCGAATTTTGGTATATTCTTTTCCCACACCAAACCAAAATTTCCAATTCATAAAAAAATTCTACAAAACGCGAAGTGATAAAATACCACTTCGCGCGATTGTAATTAAGAACTTGCAAGTGCGGCACCGATACAAGACACAAATGCAATAATTCCTACAAACATAAGACAATTAACAAATCCCATTTTTTTCTCTCCTTTCTAAATTTAATCTTGGGAGCGGGCAATTATTTTTTGGAATTATTTTCTTCCTTATGGAATAGGCACAAAAATTTGTATAAAATTTTCGCAAGTCGCAGCTTCATTCTTTTCTCGAATTTTATCAGCTTTTCTTCATAGAAAAATCCCGTAATAACTAATATTACTATAAGTATATCAAATACTGTTTGTATTGCGAACTTCATTTCTAAACTCATATTATAACCTCTCCTTTATTTTCTGTATTTATTATACATTATTTTCCCTAAAAAGTCAAATATAATTTTGGGACGTATGACGTCCCAACAGTTTCCGTTTTGTTTAAAACCTACAATTTTCCAGAAAAGAAACCTCAGTCTAAGCTGAGGCTTACTTTTATTGCAGCTTGTATTTTTTTCTGTAAATCTACATCATCAATTTTTCCATAAAATTTTCCGATTCTCGACTTATCAATAACTCTTATCTGTTCCAGCAATATACAGGTGTCGCGCCCGTGTAGCTTGAGCGGAATATGTGTAGGTAACGGGCGCTTTGTAGCTGTCGTAAATGGAGCTATTATAGTCGTAGGTGAATATTTATTACCCATATTATTCTGAAGAATTATGCACGGACGGACGCCGCCTTGTTCACTACCAAGGTTTTTTCCTAAATCGCAATAATAGATATCGTACTTCTGCATTGCTTATCTCTCCTTTACAAGTGCTATTATACCACAGTATAAGCCCGATTGCAACCCGATAGATGGGACGTCCGACGTCCCAACTTCATAATGCGATATAAGCAAGTGCGGCGTGATAGGATATCACACCGCAGATATAAGAGTGAGCGGGCTTATAAGCCCGCCCGCGTTCAGTTTATGACTCCGCCCGCTGATTCAATCTCAGTTATGATATCATCCACCGTATCAGCCCAATACATATACCAATCGAGCGCGTTATCATATATCTCGAGTGTCATATCATTCTGAATAGAATCATATATTTCTCGAGCGGATTTAAGCAACTGATAAGCATTTCTTTCTTGTTCCGCAGCTTTATTAAGTCGAGATACAAGCTCCTGTGCGTATTCCATTGATACATCATCTGATACCCATTTAAGTTCATATTCATTCATTGTTATTACTCCATTCTATATAATAGCGTTGTACACTGCCGCGGCGGCGGGGCTTTAAGCCCCGCACACCATTGCTTTGAACTCTTTCAAGCTCATTCCGTATTCGTCGAGTATATCATATATCAGATTGAGCTTTTTAATGCTGTTGTTCTGAATTGATATTCTATCATAGAAGAACGGCTCACCCGCTTTTTTACGCGCTGCCATAGGCGTTGTCATTTTCAAGCGCACGCAACCGCATTCAAACAGCTTATCAACGAACAGCTCCGCGGGTATAACATAGGCTTGCATCTCAACGGGCGCGAACTCGTTATAATCGGGCGCGTATACAATATAGTCGTTGTTACGGATTGAATAAGTGACCGCGCCGTTTTCGTCGAGTCGCTCAATCTCAAAGGCATTGCATTTAATTTCGATTTTAGCAGTTTCGCCATTGATACGCTTTTTAGTGTCTGTTTTGCCTTCCGGGCTTGCTATGCCCTTGAACCGATAGTTATTAAGATACAGCTTGACAAGAGCCTCGAAAGTCTTGCCACCGCGCCCGCTATCAATGCCCGCCGTGGGCTTGCAGTGATAATCGATAGCGCGCGTTTTTTCCAAATAAGCATTAACCTCGGCTATTTTCTTTTCGCGAATTGTCATTTTAGAACATCCTTTCGATATGTAATTTTTTTGTGTCCCCCTTGAGAACATCTATATAATAACCCGTAAATATGAACTGCGTATGAATAAATTGTGAATAATCTATGAACTTTTTAAAATCTTTTTAATTCTATTTTAATATGCCTTTATAGCAATTATCTTTATAATGCTATATAAGAAAATACCTGCATCACTTTTATTTTTCTTTTTTGTAAATACCGGGGGTGATTTCTGGTAACTTTTTATTTTCTAAAAACGAAAAATGGGGGCGCTGGCTACAAAATACTACGAACTTCAAAAATTTAATATTCTTTTTTAGAAAAATATTCCGTCATCCAAAATTTGATTTTTCCCAAAATTCTCGGTATAATATAAATGTAAGCAGTACATAGGCCCTCTGCTAAGGTATTCTACCTAAGCCTCCTATGCCTATGTGCCCCCCTATATAAAAACCTACTAAGGAGGATATTTCCTTTGAAAAACCGCCTACAACTAAACTGGGAACTCCCTACCGCAAAAGAACGAATCGAGTTCCTGTCTCGATATATGGAAGGTCTTCCCTTCGAACCATCGCCCGCAGAACTTGAGACTTGCGCCGCGTATGTGCTTTGGGGATTTGACGAGGACGGCAAAAACGGCGAACAAAAAGGCCAATATGACCTCGGCCGAAAACGTAAGTCATGGACACAAAAAGAACCGGCCTCTCTCGACGAACTCGTAAGCACAACCGGAGAGTCCGAAATTCTTCCCAAGTCCTACGTTCCAACCAAAGTTACGCGCGAGGTCTTCTCTCGAGAAAAAACCCGACGAGAAGCTCCGCCCGACTTGCTCGTCCTCTTCGAATCCCTCTGGTCCGAAATCGACATTTTGGACCTCGCTCTCTGTGAATACGAGCAAAGACTTGGAAAGCGAAAAACCCCACCCCGCGCAGAACTTTTGGCAAGGCTTACGCCCGCTGAAATCGAAACCGCCCACCAAAAGTCCCTCCTACTCACAAGCTTCTCCTACCGAAAGGAGCGCCATCATCTCGTCGAGTTACGTCGCCAGCAATATACGCTTCGCGATTCATTCTCAATCCCAACTCCGCGCGCAATGCTCCATACTCCCGCGGAAGACGAAGATCCCCTCATAAGTCCAGAACTTGGAATCGCGCCCGTCAGCTTTGTGCCGCGGTTCTTCGTCCCGTTCGACGAATTGGTACCGAAAAATTTTGAAGAGAAGGACCTGCGCGCACTCACCAAAGTTCTTTGGAAGAGAACTGACCCCGACGCCACTTTCGATTTCCGAAAAGAACAAAACCTTTTGGAGTTTTTGGAATTGCGCGAGGATTTCCGCAATACTCCCCTCCAACAAGTTTTTACCTACTATGCGCGCGAGGCAAATCTAAGCGAGTCCCAAAACGATCTTCTTCATATGAAATTGCGCGGGGTACCAAATATCCAAATCGCCAAAACTCTAAACGAAACCTACGGCAGCCACTATACCGATAACTACATCTCAACCATCTATCGGCAGAAAATTATCCCCCAAATTGCGGAAGCCGCGCGCATTCACCGAGAGCTTTTGGAGAATTTATTCTTTCCGGAGAACTGGAAAGTTTGTATTGGATGCGGGCGAGTTTTACTTCGTAGTAAGGACTTTTTTGTGCGCAAAAGCCGCTCCAGCGACGGATTTACGGGGCGTTGTAAGGTTTGTGATAGAGAAGAGCGCGCAAGAAAATCCAAAGAGAAAAAGGAGAAAACCCAAAATGGACAAGAAGAAAAAAAGAAAAAATAATAAACGAGGACCTAAGCAGAAACTCGAGGCTCGCCAATTTTCCTATTTTGTGAGCTTGCTTGCGGCATTGCCCGTAGATGAGTTTGTTGGGGTCGCGCGCGTCCTCAAAGTTCAGCTTTTAGAGGAGAACAAAGATAGAACCGAGGACGAGACCGAGGGCGAGAAGGATAAAACCGAATCTCTTCTTCGAGATTTCGCCGAAATCTTCGAAGAAATGCTCGACGAGTTTTTACGATTGACGTCCGTCCAACGTCATAATCTAATTTGGATTATGGAGGCCGCGCTATCCGAGGAAGGAAACGAACTCCACGCCGACACCAAATATAAACATTTGCCTACGAGTTTACTTACAAGGCGCGCGACCATCGAATCAGACGAAAACGCGGAGGTAATCGAAGATGCAACCACTTCTACGAGTACGGACTAAGACGTTTTCCGAAAAAATTTGCCCACGATGCGGCAACCACCTTGGGCCAGAGGACTTCGCGCCCACCAAGTCATGGTTCTATGCAGACGGGGTACTTCCAATTTGCGACGAGTGTTGCGCGCAGTACTTAGAGGAAAAGGATTTCTCTTGGGACGTTGTGGATAAGTTTTGCCAATGGGCCGACATACCCTTCGTCCCAAAAGAGTTCGAACGCCTCCATGAAGCCAACGGCCGCAAAGTATTCCATACCTACGCGGCAGTCTTCCTTTCTGAAGAATACGCGAGTTTTGGATGGGAGGATTATAACGAAGAATTTCGCAAGCTCCGTAGCAAAGGGCTTCTTGAGTTCGAGATACCTTTGGTTGGGGAAGAAAAACTTCGTAAGCTTCGAGAAAAATGGGGCAGCAACTATAATACAGATGATCTTCTTTACTTGGAGAATTTGTATAATGGATTGCTTAGTACGCAGAATATAAATGGCGCGCTCCAATCGGACCAAGCTTTGAAGATTTGTAAAATTTCTTGCGAGCTTGACCGCAGAATACGAGACGGCGAAGATTTTGATAAGCTTTTGAAGAGCTATGATACTCTTGTTAAGGCAGCAGAATTTACACCAAAGAACACAAAAAATATCAATGATTTCGATTCAGTTGGAGAACTATTCTCGTGGCTTGAGAAAAGAGGTTGGAAGAACAAATACTTTGATAATGTGTCAAAAGACGTCGTTGATGAGACGATGAAAAACATTCAGGCTTTCAACCAGAAACTGTATACGAATGAGACGGGAATTGGCGACGAGATTACTCGCCGAATCGAGGCCCTCCAAAACGCAAAGAAAGCCGAGGATCGTTATGATACGGGCGGCGAGTATGCGTTAGATGAATACGAACTTGATGGATATGATAAGTTGCTGAATGTGGATGAGGAAGAATTTGAGTCTGACCTTGGAGGCGCGTAACCATGAAGTTATTAAGTAAAAACCTCCAAGGTTTTGATGATGTGCAAGTTGGTAAACGAGAAGATATACCGATTGAAAAGGGAGCGGTACTTGGGGAAGAATTTTTTGAGAAGAATCAAGATTTGGTGGAGAAGTATTGTAATTTTTTTACTGCTTATCCAGACTTATTTTTGGACTTGATTAAGCCCGTTGATTCTTCTTTCTCTTTCTTTTTCTACCAGAGAATTGTGTTGCGCGCGCTCATGCGGTATAAGATTGTATATATTAGCGCCTGCCGCGCCTTCAGTAAGTCCTTCCTCACAATTCTCGCACTCTTCCTCCAATGCGTGTTTATGCCAGGCACTAAACGCTTTATCTGCGCGCCTTATAAGAATCAGGGTGCGCAAATTGCAAAGGAAAAACTAACCGAAATTTTCCGACTTTTTCCTCTGCTGCGGCGAGAGGTTATAGGTGGTTCTGTTGCAGAAGTCCCCGGCAACTATGGTAAGGACTATGTGACGCTGCGATTTAGAAATGGTTCAGAGTTTACAGTGGTTGGCGCTGCTGATAGTACTCGTGGTGGCAGGCGTCATGGAGGTCTGCTGGATGAGCTGAGAGACCATGATGAGAAGGATATAACAGAAATCGTCCTCCCTTTGATGAACGTGTCACGTCGTCTTCCCGACAACACCGTGAATCCAAAAGAGCCAAATCAGCAACAGGCGATCATGACATCTGCCGGAGCAAGAACTTCCTATGCATACGACAAACTTATTGACTGTTTTGAAACAGCAATTATAGAACCCGACCGGGCCTTTGTCATGGGATGTGACTATCGCGTTCCTATGATGCACGGACTGATCGATCGAAGTTACATTAATGGACTAAAGATGTCACCTTCGTATAATGAAGAGTCCTTCGCGCGCGAGTATATGTCCTCGTGGGGCGGCGGAGATAGTGAGTCTTGGTTTAATTTCGACAAAATTTCAAAATATCGAAAATTAAAAAATCCCGAATTGCACGCTTCGAGTAGACTTACAAAGAATCAATTCTACTTAATTTCAGTGGATGTTGGCAGGCTCAGCGACCAAACTGTAGCCTGTATCTTCAAAGTCAGTGTTCTTGATGGTAAGTATTTCGCAAGCTTAGTTAATATCGTGGTGCTTGGTCGTACCCCTGAAACTAAGCCATTTTCTCGCCAAGCGGCCGACATTAAGCGGTTAATTAATTTGTATGATCCGCGCGAAGTCGTAATCGATACAAACGGCCTCGGAGTTGGACTTGGTGATGAAATGATTCGTGCGCAATTCGGTGAAGACGGAACCTACTATCCGCCTTATGGCTTTATAAATGACCAAAACTACCGAAAAGTACAACCTCATGATGCACGCTGCATCCTATATGGAATCAAGGCATCCGCTTCTCTCAACTCTCAAATTCACAGTAATTGCTATGCTAAACTAAATGGCGGCAGAGTACGTTTTCTTATTAAAGAACAAGATGCAAAGCTATCTTTACTTGCCACCAAGACTGGCCGCAAGATGTCTGTGGAACAAAGAGTTAAGAGATTAATGCCGCACGAGATGACAACAAGCCTTTTCCAAGAAATGGCTAACCTTCGTTTAAAACGAACCGGCGCGGGCACCGATATCGTACTGGAACGTATTAATGAAAGGTATCCTAAGGATAAGTATTCTGCCTTTGCTTATGGGCTTTGGCGCATCAAAGAATACGAAGAAGAAGCCTTCAAAAAAGATAAAAGGCGCGGAACATCTCGTCAATTAATTTTTTTTACAGGAGGTAATTAACCTATGACAGGTTCTAACGACAACAATCGAATACTGTCCAAAGAACCAGATTTTGCAACCTCCTTTGCGAAAGTTACAGACTCTCTTATTGCGACTAATGACCGGGCATGGAATAGCACCTCCTTCCGTAGTTATACTACCTCGACAAGAGATTATAAGCCCGAAGAAATCAAACGCATTGTAGAGTCTGGCTCGTTGGAAGAACAACAGAAGCTTTCTCGTAACTATTTTCTCAAAGACGGCATCTATAAAAAGCTTATTATGTACTATGCGACGCTTTTGGATTATGCGGGTTTATTAATACCTAATCCAAGTTTCGGTCAGAATCTCTCCACTTCTCACCTGCAAAAGCGTTATCAGCGTGCAATGGACTTTATAGATTCCGTTCCTTTGAGGAGTATATTTACAACATTCTCTCAACGAGCACTTGTTGATGGATGTTATTATGGTGTTATTCAAGAGTTAGATAAGAACATTTTATCTATTATTGATTTGCCACCTGCCTATTGCGCGACTAACTTCCGTGATGAGTTTGGTAACGATATAATTGAATTTAATGTTGCCTATTTTGACACCATACACTCAGATTCAAAAAGAAAAGAAGCTCTTAACTCTTATCCAAAATTTATTGTAACGGCTTACAAGAAATATAAGAAAGGTAAAGGACCTCAGTGGATTCTGATACCTTCAGATGTAGGGGTATGCTTCCCCGCACTTGATGGTCGTCCGATGTTCCTTAGTGCAATCAGCGCTTGTGTTGAATATGATAATGCAATAGACGTGGAACAGGCGCGCGCTTTAGAGAACATTCGAAAGATTTTAGTTCAGAAAATACCCCATCTTAGTGATGGTACCCTTCTTTTCGAACCAGATGAAGTCCAACTTATGCACGAAGGTGCGGTTGGAATGATGAAAGGAAATCGTAACATAAGCGTATTAACGACCTATGGCGACGTTGATGCGGTAGCATCGTCCAGTTCAGCAGATACAATTAATAACACATTGGATAGAATGTACAAAAACATCTACAATAACGCGGGCGTTAGCTCAGAACTTTTTTGCTCGACTGGTAGCGCAACACTTGCGGCGTCAATTAAAATGGATATTTCTATTATGATGACGTTTGCTACACGATATGCTTTCCTTATAACTCAACTGGTTAACCAACTTTTTGGAAATAACAACATTAACTTTAAATATGTGATATATCCTGTTTGCGAACAGAATCGCAAAGAATATGCGGATATGTGCTTTAAGCTCGCGCAAAGCGGCTACAGCTTGCTGATGCCTGCAGTTGCTATGGGCTTCTCTCAGCGAGATATCATTAATGTAAAGACGTTGGAGAATGATGTGCTTGGACTAACGGAGATATTAATTCCGCCCAGTTCTTCATATACACAATCCGCGGCCGGCTCTAAACCGGGTGCGAACCCAGTAGGAGCACCTCGTAAGACGGATGATGAGAAAGCACCGCAGACTTTGAAGAACGATGAATCAGCGAATAATACGGGGGAAATTAGATGAGTGAGAAACTAAATCAATTTTCCGTAGAAGTATATGGAAATTTAGAACCTTATAACGAGGTTATTTCAAAGGCTCGCGTTCGTATTTTTTATCTCGGAGAAAATCGTAATGCCGCATATATAAGTCGAGAGTTCGCAGAAAAACTTTTGATGACTTTGCCTTATACTCCTGTTAAGGGCATTTTTGATGAGATTAATGATGATTATTCTGATCACGGCGAGCGTCGAAGCGAAGGTAGGATATATGGTATTGTTCCCGAAAATCCGAATTTTGCTTGGGAACAGCATGAAGATGAAGACGGTGTGACTCGGACTTACGCTTGCGCGGACGTCTTAATTTTCACCGCTCTTTATGCCGAAGCTAACTTAATTCTCGGTAAAGGAGAGTCAATGGAACTCTACGGGCCTTCAATTAAAGGTACGTGGAAGATGATTGATGGTAAGAGACTCTTTGAGTATACCGAAGGCTGTTTCTTGGGCTTGCAGGTACTTGGCGATGAGGTTGAGCCTTGTTTTGAGGGCGCGGCTTTCTTTAGCCTTGATGACTTGCGCGGAACCATCAAGAAAATGGAACAATATCTTATACAATTTGAGAAGAAATTGGAGGACAAGCAAATGATAGTTAATTTTAAGCTTTCCGATGAACGCAAGGCAAATCAGCTTTGGTCTCTTCTTAATCCTAACTGCACCGAAGAGGGCGGTTATGTGATTAATTATGAGATTTATGAAGTTTATGATAATTATGCCGTATGCTGGAACTATGATGAGCAGATTTTCGAGAGAGTTTATTACACCAAGAATGATGAGAATGACTCTGTTGAAATAACCTCTAAGGAGCAGTGCTTCATTGTAGATGTAACCGCCGCGGAAAGAGATAGTCTTCGACTTGTTCAGGCTTTGAATGAGAATACTTTTGAGAATCTTGATAAGAGACTTGAGAGAGAGCAAGAGCTTGACGGTCAGGTTGGAGAACTTAATACAAAAATTGAGGCTTTGGAGCGGAAAACAGAAGAGTTTGAAACCCAGATCTCCACTTATAATACAGAGAAGGAGACGTTTACTCAGCAGATTGAGACGCTTGAGAGCGACAAAAACTCACTTCAAGAGCAAGTAGACGCACTTTCTACTTACAAGGCTAATATTGAGAAGCAAGATAAGCTTGGTCTTATCGAAACTTACTCTAATAAACTTGATCAATCAATACTTGATACGTTTGTTGAGGAAGTTGATAAGTATACTTATGAGGCTCTTGATAGAGAATTGGCCTACACTTTGGTTAAGAGTAATCCCGCGAATTTTGCTCTTGATTCCAAGAAACACTATGTTCCCAAGGATAATGTTGAGAAAAACGGCATAAATGCCATCCTTGAGAGATATACTAACAATTAATGGAGGAATTTTATAATGGCTTTTACAAGACTTGCTATTAATGGTAACGGTCAGATAGAGCTCAACAATGTCGCTTTCCGCCGCGATGGCCGCATTGAGGCTCAGTGCAAGCTTAACGTAGCAGCAGAGAACGGTATGATTCTTGCTGTTGACACTGCTAAGCGCGAAGTTCGCCTTCCTAAGGCAGAAGGTGAGGACTGCCCTCTTGCTGTTGTTTACACCAGTGAGCATCTGTACAGTGATAGAGAGGCTGGTCTCAAGTATTTTATAAACAAAGAGGGTTCTTATCCTCGCATGGGTTATCCCGCAATCCATGATATTTGGACAACCAACACAATTGGTTACGATACTTCAGAGTTTTCTACCGAGCAGGATGTTCTTAATGCAATAAAGGGTGCAAAGGATACTGCTCTTTATGGTAAGGTTGGCGCAGAGGGTGTTGTTACTCTTACTGCTACGAAACCCACTTCTGGTCTTTGCTTCAAGGTTGCTACTGGCATGGGCGCAGGTTCTATGCCCGATGGTCAGGTTGGCGTTAAGCTTGAAGTCATTGGACTTTAATTTTTGGAAAGGAGGACTATATAATGGCTACTATTGCTGAGATTAAAGAATTAGCTCTCCATGCCGCTCGCGGTACTGCGCCTGCTAATTATTCTGTTCAGAATGTAAATGACGCCCTTCGTGATGAGCTTAAAGCTCTTGCGGGCGATGTTTATAGCTTTATGAAGAACCGTTATGATATATATTCTATAATGGTTGAAACAATCGATGAGATTGTTCCTAAGAAAGTTATCGATGCTATCGGCATTTTTGCTGAGGTTAAGGTTGTCGGTAACAATGAGAAGGCTGTCTTTAAGACCCGCCTTGGCCGCAATCGTGCGAAGAAGTTCCTTACTCGTGCCGCGGCTTCTGGTGTTTACGAGACTTTCCGTCTTGATTCTGACACCTTTACTGTTGATACTTACACTATCGGTGGCGCTTGCACAATCGACTATGAGAGAATGCTTGATGGTGCCGAGGTTATGGCTGAGGTTATGGATATCATGACCGAGGGTGTTACTGATTCTGTCTATGTTGACGTTCAGAACACACTGCGCGCAGCTATAAATGCTACTGGTCGTCCCGCAGCTAACAAGCACTCCGCTTCTTCCTTCGATTCCGAGGAAATGGTTAAGCTTGTTAATGTTGTCCGCGCTTATGGTGAAGGTGCTGTCATCTTCGCTCCCGGCGAGTTCATCGCTGCTATGGGTCCCGACGCTATAGTTCCTGTTGATGCTACCAATCACATTGCGGGCGTCTATCATCCGCAGGATATCGATGCTATCCACAATCAGGGCTATATCAATATCTTCCGTGGTACTCCTATCGTTCAGCTTCCTCAGTCCTTTATTGACGAGAATAACGAGCAGACTTGGATTGATCCTCAGCTTGCTTATATTCTTCCTACAGGCAGAGAGCGCGTTGTTAAGGTTGTTCTTGAGGGCCAGACCCAGATCAACGACTTTAAGAACCGTGATAACTCCATGGAGATACACATGTATAGAAAGATGGGCTCTGCTATCTTGGCACACCACAACTGGGCCATATATCAGAACACTGGTATTGAACAGACATACGCATCACCCTACGATCTTTAATAAAATGGGGGAGGAAGGGTTCCTTCCTTCCCCTTTAAAAATATAACCCTATAAGGGCGAGTAAAAAGGAGTAATAAATTATGACAGACGATACCAAGATTATGCTTGAAAATATGACAACGGGTTCTCTTTCCGTAAACATCCCCGATCTTCGTTACAAAAGACGTTGGGAAAAGAAAGGCGCAAAGAAGCCTATGCCTTGGGGTGTGCTTAAAGAGGCTATTTATGACCCCGGCTTTGAGTATATGATACAGCAAGGTATGCTTTTCATTGATAATAAGGACGCGCGCATCGAACTTGGGCTTGAGGATGGCAATACAACAGAAGTTATCTGTTTGAATGACTCTCAACTTAAAAGAATGGCAACAGTTATGCCGCTTGTTGATTTTAAGGAGCAGATAAAGAAGATTCCTTATGAGCAGATTCAGAGCCTTGTCTCCTATATGATTGAAAATGAATGTGCAGACATATCTAAGGCTGAAATACTCAAGAAAATGACAGGCATAGATATCATGTCAGCAATCAAGCTAAATCGTCAAGCTAAGGAGGACTAACATGACTCCCTATTCTACTGTGTACAAGGCGGCGCTTGGTAGAATCTTGGAAGATGAATGGACTGAGTGGACAGAAGATGAGATTAAAGAAGACTTATCTGGACTTCTCGATGCGGCCTTGCCTTGGTTTAAGTTTCCTCGTGTCTCTTTGAAACGTACCGACGAGGGGTTTGAGGGCGACTTAAATAACGAAGAAATACAAATTTTAGCCTCTCTTATGAAATGTGAGTGGCTGAATCGTAGTATTATGACTTGGGAGAATGTTAAGCCTTTGTATGATGAGAGGGACTTTTCTCCCGGCAACACTCTTGACAAGCTCAATAAAACGCTCAAGTATGAACGAGACACCGCGCGCAGACTTGAAAGCATTTATTATCGGTCTATTAAAGGGTCTCCATATAATTATCGGAAATGGGCTGGTGATAATTCATGACCTATGCGCAGGAAGGATATGCCAATAAGCTCAAAAATAAACTTTTTGGGCTTTTGTGCGAGTTTGAGAAGAATCGAGAGTGGGAAAAATTTTTAGATTCAATTATAATTGAACTAATGGGTGTTCCCGAAGAGGATCGCACAATCAACTATTATATTTTAATGTATAAGCTCTCGACATTAAGATATTTACGTTATGAATATTTCAGGAGCACTATTTTTGATTGCATGACTTTAGTTTCAAAGGGGTGAGGTAATGGGCGATTTTGATATATACTTTAAAAGGCTGAATCGCTATGGCACTGATTACCCATCTCGACTACAAAACCAAAGGGAAAGAGAGTTTGAGCGCAAGCTTACCTATTCAGTTTACAGACTGGACTTTCCCTATGGAGATACAATGGAAGCGGGTACTTTAGAGCCTCTGTCACAAGATAATACCAAGACAATGGCGCATCTTCTAACCCGAACCCGAGTTCAGTTAGAGCCGGGTACTATTCTTATGTTAGATGATGCGAATAACCAAAAAACTCCTTGGATGGTATACTATCTTGAACATATTAAAGCAAGTGGTTATAATCGTTACACCCTTATACGAATGACTCACTATTTGACTTGGACTGCGCGCGATGGTAGTACGCAATCATCTTGGGCTTATGTTTATGGTCAAGAAGATAATATGTTGAAAGACGAAATTAAGTCTCGTTCCCGTATGAACGTCCTCTACCGAGAAAATCTTAAACTGAGTTTTATGGTTATGCCCAAAAACCCATACATTAAAAAGGATGTATATTTTGAGATTGGAGAGGGCGCGTTCAAAGAAGGTTATGTAATTACAGGTTATGACCTTTTATCAACTCCCGGAGTTGAATTTGTGTCATATGATCCAGTGTATCTTTACGACAACAGTCCCGCACCTACAAAGCCGGAAGGAGATACATCTGATGATTACTACTGGTTAGAGGGAGGCGAAGAATAATGGGAGTGCGAAACTGCGAAGAGCTTGGGCGCAACCTTCAAAAAATTATGAATCGCCTTTTAGCTAATCAGAATCTTCTCAAATTATTGTATTATACTGATAAAGACCCCCTAAGCCACGAGGACTTTACAAAAGAAGAAATTCGAGAGAAGTTTTTTGAGAAGTTGATTAGGATTATCCCTAAGGTTGGTCCAAAAGAGACCGCCAATTCTATTGTTGTTTTACGAGTTGAATCGGGAGACATAAATGATAATGATGAGTTTAGGGATTTTATTATAAAGGTCGAAAGTTTCGTACCAATGACGCAATGGATTATTAAGGATAGCAATTTGCGTCCTTTTGCAATACTTGGAGAAATACAGAAAAGTTTAAGTGGTAAGACGATTAACGGTCTTGGCAAAATAGTAGGCGGCGATTTTGATTTAAACTTTGTTACAGAAGAAATAAGCTGCTATGAACAAGGTTTTATGATTACAGCTTATGATTAATTCCTATGCCTTTCTACGGCTGCCGATACAAAAAAAGAACTACTCTGTATATCCTCCATCTTTAAATGATAGTTTAAAGAATCCTAAATTTACACAATGGGAAGGACTTTTTACTACTTCACAGGAAGAGTTAGAAGATTCTATCCATGAACATAATCCGAGTTATGAGGGACCAATTCCTACTCCTTGGATTTTTATTCTGGGGAGTGCTCTTGAGGACAAGGAGTTCGAGACTACGGTGCGCGAAGCCTTTCAGTTCTTTCTTCACGAGGATATTACAATTCTATATGATAGCCAAGTTATAGTGCTTGGAGATCTTGAAAATGAATTAATGAACGTAACTTCTGCAGAAGAACTCCGCATCATAGACGAGGAGGAGTTTTTTGAGCTACAAAATACTGTGCGGATAAGCTTAGGAATGAACCCCGTAGAGAAGCCCGATCCCGATGAGAGTCCGCGCGTTAAACGAATGAAGGCTAAGGCGAGGCTGAGAGATAGGATTAAAGCCAAAAAAGGCATGGGTTTATCTCTTGGCGATTCTCTTGTTTCAATTTGTTGTATGGGAATTGGACTCACTCCACTTAATATCGGAGAGATTAGTTATGCCGCGCTTGGTAAGATTATCGATCGTTATCAAAGGAAAGAAGCCTATGAGACGGACGTTAAATCAATACTCGCGGGCGCGGATGCGAAGAAAATACACCCGAAATATTGGATTACAAATGAATAAATTTTATTAAGGAGGCTATTTTAATATGGCAAATATCCTTGAACAGTACGGCATTAAAGAAGTATGCGACTTTACACTCTATGATATTGGCGCAGACGGCAAGCCTACTGTACCGGTTCTTTACCTTGATACACTAAAGGTTTCTACTCTTGAGCAAACCGCAGAGGACACCTCAGCAAAAGGTGGTAAGGGTAATGCCGATCTCATCATCTGGGACTTCGGTAAGGAGATCAACATCACTCTTGAGGATGCTCTCTTCAGTGCTAAGTCTATGGCCATCATGTTTGGTAATGGTACTGTTACCGATTATACTGGCGCCAGCGCTTACATTATGAAGACAGAGAAGTTTGTTGCAACCGCGGCAACGGTTCCTACCGTCAGTGGCAGTACTTATTCTGATGCTTCTGGTTGGTCTGCGAAGTATACTGCACCCGATGGCAAGCTTTATGAAAAGAAGAATCCCAAGTTCTTCGACGCCAAAGGCGCTACTCCTGCAACACTTACTGTTGGTGAGACCTATTTCTGCTCCTTCGACGTTCTTGTTGATGGCGCAATAATTGATATCGGTGCATCTACCTTCCCCGGCACTTACTATGCTGTTGGCGATACTTTCGCCAGATCCAGAACTACTGGTAAGGATGAGGAGTTCCAGCTCATCATACCCAAGGCAAAGGTTATGTCCGAGAACACAATCACGATGGAGGCAGAGGGAGATCCTTCGGTATTCAACATGAACCTCCGCGTACTCCGTCCCGCGGATGGTAAGATGGTACGTCTTGTTAAGTATAAGCTCTCTGGCACTGGTTCTGATCCCGCCGCAGATACTACTTCAATCTACCATGCTACCGACCTTCAGGCTAAAGGTGCTCAATCTGGCAAATAATAAAAATTAAAATTAAAAAAGGCGGATGTCGAATGGCGTCCGCCTTTTTACTAAGGTGATAAAATGACTGAAACCGCCCAATTTGGATTTAAAGAACTGTACTCTGTTCTACTAAAAGCTACTTATCCAATGGAGATAAAAGGCCGGAAGTTCGAAGTTGGGGAGACAGTCGCGGCATTTGACCGCATTAGCATAGCTAACTTCGAAGAAATTAAGAGTTATATAAGTGCAAATGGAGGCTTTGACAACAGAGCAAGAGTTGATTGGGACACAACAAAAGAAGTTCAGCTTATTTTTTCCCAAGGAGTTTTCTCTAAAACTCAATTTGCTTTGATGAATGGGCTAAGGCTTTTCGACGTACAGAATGAATCCATTGAGGTTCCAAAGTATGAGGAAAAGGAAAGCGATGAGAATGGAGTTATTACTTTTTCAAATCCACCTGCACCCGATACAAAAATTTTTATATATGATAAATCCACTGGCGAGAAAATTATCTCTTACGAAAAAGTAGATGAGACCCATTTCAAAATTGATAAGCCATACACTAATGTGATACTGGATTATTGTTTTGCTTACAATTCCGGCGCTACGATTGCGCGCGTTGGTCAATCAACTTTTGATGGGTATCTTCACTTAATAGGAAAGACTCGTTTTAAGGATGACGAGTCTGGAACTACAAAGACCGGAATTATAACAATTCCACGATTAAAACTGGTGTCTGACCTATCAATTCGTTTGGGAAAAAATGCTACTCCGGTTGTTAGTACCTTGCGCGCAAAGGCTATACCAGTAGGCGGAAGGAATAACACCAGAGCTATGGATTTAACATATTTAAATGACGATATAGATAGTGATATATGAGGTTTCGACATTAGTTTTAATTCTAAAACTAATGTCGATTTTTTATAAGGAGGAAAGGTTTTGGGAAAGAAAGGAGGAACAATTCAAGAAACCCTAAAAATTAATATTGTTACTCAGCTTGATAATATAGATCAAACTGTGAAAACAATGCGAGATAATCTCTCGAACTTAAATTTAGGAGCATCCACACAAAAAGAATTTAATCAAATTTTAAGTGGTATTACAGAAAAGGTTAAGAACTTACGCGCATCTACAAAGGACGGCGTCATTAAATTTACTGATAAGAATCAAGTTATAAAAGATATTAAAGCAATAGAGCAAAAGCTCCAAAGGCTTGGAATTGACACTGAATTCTTAAGTGTTAATGAGAAGAATTTACAAAAATCGGTAAAAGTTATTGAGGAAATGACCGCTGCGCGTCGTAAATATACAACTGCAGTGGAAGAGGCTAATAAAAAAGAACAGGCGGCTCAAGAGCGAGTTAATAAATGGCAAATACAAAAAGATAATGTTTCTCAAGTTGTAAAAGGTTATAATGCGCTTGCCAGCGTGTTAGTTCAAGCAACTCAAAAAGCCGAAGCAACTCAGAAAGCTCTTGAAGAAGCACAAGATCAATTAGATAGCTTCATGGCAAGCGAGAAGAACGATGGCTCAGAAGCTGCGAAAGCCGAAATACAGCGCTTAAAGAAAAATGTTTCTACTAAGAAAGGTCAAAATACCAGAGCTCATAATAACGTTGTGAAAGCTCAGGAAAATTTAGATAATTATGATCTGAGCGAGTTTGATGGGAGTATAAACAAGGCTAATAAACGACTAAACGAATTAAATGAGAGTCTTAAAAAAGCGAAAGAAAATTTGGCTGCAATAAAACAGCAAGATATTGGTACGGCAAGATTTGAGGAATTAAAAAAGAACCTTGAAAATATAAAAGATATTGATTGGAAGTCCTTTGGGGTCGATTTTTCAAAAATTCAAAGCCTTGAAGATTTTGATAGAGTATTAAAATCAATTAAGGATAGTTCTGGTAAAGGCGCCGAAGAAGCTATTGAAGCAATAAACAGAGCATTACAATCCGCTCTTGGTAGCGCGGGCAGTATGGGAAATGAAATGGAAGATGTTTCTGATCAGTTTGACCGCTTAGCCGCTCAAAAACGAGATATCGATTCATTACGTCAAAGCTTATTGAATTTCTTTGGTATTCAAAATGCGATTCAATTATTTAAGCGTGCGGTTAGAGAGGCTTATGACTCTGTAACAGAGCTTGATAAAGCCATGACTGCAACGGCTGTTGTTACTGACTTTTCTGTTGGCGATATGTGGGATCAGCTTCCCGAGTATACAAAAATGGCTAATGATCTTGGTACAACAACCCTCGGCGCGTATGAAACTGCCACACTCTTCTACCAGCAAGGTCTTAAAACCAATGAGGTAATGGAAGTCTCTAATGAGACGATGAAGATGGCACGTATCGCAGGAATGGATTATGTCGACGCGACTAACATGATGACCGCCGCGCTTCGTGGTTTTAACATGGAAATTAACGAGACTTCGGCGCAAAAGGTCAATGATGTTTATTCAGAACTTGCTAAGATTACCGCCTCGGATACGCAAGAAATCTCGACTGCAATGACAAAAACTGCCTCCATTGCGCACAACGCAAACATGGAATTCGAGACTACGGCAGCTTTTCTCTCACAGATTATAGAAACAACTCGTGAATCCGCAGAGACCGCGGGTACTGCAATGAAAACAATCGTTGCACGTTTTACCGAGCTGAAAAAGAATCCGAATGAACTTGTTGAAGTTGATGGCGAACAGGTTGATGCTAATAAGATTGAGACGGCGTTACGATCGGTTGGCGTAGCACTTCGCGATAGTAACGGCGAATTTAGAAAGCTTGATGATGTTTTCCTTGATCTGGCTAAGAGATGGGATTCTTTAACTGTAAATCAGCAACGTTATGTTGCAACGATGGCTGCAGGTAGTAGACAGCAGAGCCGATTCATTGCCATGATGTCCAACTACGACAGAACTATTGAACTTGTAAACGCAGCATACAATAGTGCTGGTTCATCACAGGAACAGTTTGAGAAAACAACTGAATCTTTGGAGAGTAAGATTAATCGTTTACATAATGCTTGGCAAGAGTTTACGATGAATCTTAGCAACAGCGCGATTATTAAGGGCGCGGTTGACTTGCTGACAGGATTCTTGAATATTATTAACAAGATTACAACCGTCGGCGACACGATGAATAATAGTATAGTTTCTTTTGGACTAACTCTTGGTTTTGTTATTAAAACTTTTTCTACTTTAGGAAAAGTATATGATAAATACGGAGATAAAATTTTTAATGGCTTAAAGGGTATTTCAAAACTTACTAAACCAGCCGATATAGCGGCGGACGTCAAAAGCGGAACTGAAACGGGAGTACAGTCAGCTCAAGCGAAGGTGTATGAAGCTACTCGCACTTCTATTTTTAATGCCACTCGAGATGGAATGACTGCGGGAGCAGAGGCAGCAAAAGTTACAAATGGCGCAACTCCGAGTGGTGCAGATGTTCCGGATATCGATGGTAATATACCGCCTAAAGCAACAAAAGAACTTGGGGAAGAAATTGGAGACAGCGTAGAAAAAACTATTAATAAAAATACTGCGCAGATTCCTTTTAAACAAAGTTTGGGACAATCTTTCTCTGGAGGACTACAAGCTGGGCAGCAAAAAGCCCTTGGACAATGGGAAAAGCTTGCTTCAACTACGGCGGAGATAACAAGTTCTGGCGATAAATTAAAACTTTCTTTCCAAAAACTGGCTAAGGACGGAGCCACTAAATTAGGAGCTGCTTTAGGAGGGTTAATTAATCCTATTACGGTTCTTATTGCTTCAATTGGAGCTACTATTGGTGTTGTAAAATTAGCTGAGCTTATTGTAGATAAAAGTATCCACACCGCTGATGAGCAAATAGCAGAAATGAATGAAGCTTTAGAAGGTGTTAATTCTAATATTTCTTCTTTAAGTTCAACTTTAACGGGTATAACAGAACAAAAAGATCAATTTAATAATTTAAGCGCAGAATTAGAGGGATTAACTCGAGGTACAGTTGAATATGAAGAGGCACGAAGAGAGTCTAATGATATTATACGTAAAATATTAGAGAGTAATCCTGAATTAAATTCTCATGCCAAATATGAAGATGGTTTATGGAAACCGGATGGAAGTTTTTGGGAAACTTACAAGAAAAATACCGAAGAAGCTGTAACTAAAGCTCTAAATTCAAAAGGGGTTTTGGAATCGGTAAAGACCGAAGCAGAGCTTAGAAAAGCTGCTAATGAGGTTGGTAATACTACCGACATAACAGCTTCAGAAAAAGAAGGTATAAATGCAGCTGCGGGATGGACAGGCGGAGCTCTTGGTACAATTACGGCTATAGCTGGAACTGTTATAACCGCTGTAATGGGCCTCCTAAGTGGTGGAGCGGCTGTTGCTCCTATGGCAGCTATAACAGTTGGTGCGTCTGCTGCTATGGGCGGCGTTGGTGCTGGTATCGGTGGCGGTATTGGCGCCTTAGTTGCAAAAACTGGTGAATCGTTAGAGGATGTAAATCTTACCCTTTCAAAGCTCTCAACAGAGCGGGGAGCCACTTTTACCGATGAAGAAATTAAAAAGTTTTCAGAGGGAGTCTTTTCCGGTGACGAAGCTCAGAGTATGGTTGATAAAGTCTTCCAAAAAGATGAGGCGGCCGCCCAGAAATTCTTTAAAGGTTTAGATGGAAGTTCCGAGACACTGAATAAGGCAATTGAAGCTTTAGATAGAAATACAGCACAGTTGGCAGAAGAACAGTATAATGCTACTGGCGGAGATGCCGAAGGTAAGTATTATTATTCTACCGAAGCAGCTAAGGCAGACAGAGAAAGAGCTTTTGATGCAGTTAAAGATGCTGTAGACTGGACTCCTGAATGGAATGAGCAGGGTAAGATAATCGAAGGAACTGGGAAGACTGTTGCCAGTTATCTTGATGAGATATTAAAAGATAGAGAAGGCTATACCAAGGACTCTAAAGGGCGCTGGACTTATGAAGGTAAGTTACTTAATCTTGAAAAAAACGACCAACTAACTAATGAAATAGCAGGTCGAGTGGCAGTAGACTTACAAAAGAGCACTGCCGAAAAGAATAAAGAAGCTTATAAAGGAATGTCGCCCGATGATAAACGTAATTATAAGAATTACCAGACAGAAAGGGTTAAACAATATAAAAGTGAAGATTGGAAAGACGTTAAGGGTACGGTTAAGGATTTTAAATCTTTGACAGAAAAACAACAAGCAGATTATTTCAAGAAGATAGGGGTTGATAAAGAAAAAGATCAAACCAAGGACCAAAAGAAAATTGCTGCTTATATTCGAGCTGAAGCTAAGCAAATGGGTGGCAGCGAAGAAGAGATAGAAGACCGTTATAAATCAGCCTTAGAATATTATAACAACTCTTATGATCTTAAAAATATCTCCTATGATGACTTTGTTAGCGCAGTTAAGGACGGTATTGCAAATAGTAATATTACTATTTTAAATACCGAAGAAAATAAGACATTAGATGAATGGGATGACGGCATCGATAAGTTATCCTCAGCCTCAGAAGAAGCTCGAAAGAATATATATAAGTTAGGAACAACTTTTGAGGGAGAAGGTAAAGAATTAGCAAAAATATTTGGCTCTCTCGAAAAGGCTGACGACATATTTGCTGATGCAGATCTTACCTCTAAAGAAGGCATAGAAAAATTTGTACAATCTTTACGAGATGCGAATGTAGATACACAAAAAATTCAAAAGGCATTCGGAGTCTCGCTTGATGATCTTTCTGACCACCTTTTGTCTCTCTCGGGACTTTTGCCTTCTGTTGAGGAAAAAGCTGCTTCCGCAGCAGACGCCTATGCATTAGCCAACCAAATCGCGCAAGATGCGATGATGTCGTTCTCTCAAGAGCAATATGATCTTATTACTAAGATGGACTCAGATCTTAGCGATGCATTCTTCAAAATTGGAGATGCATTTTATTATACTGAGGGCAGTGCTTATCAACTTGCACAAGCTTTATCGACAGCAGCAACTGCAGCGGTTGGGGACTATGAAAAGATTTTAAACCGTGAAAAAGGCGTGGGCGCTACTGACTATAATAAAATGTCAGATGAGCAAAAAAAAGGATGGAAATATAATAAACAATCTGGTCTGTATGAAGTAAAAGATAGCGTTGGAAAAGAAGAATATGAACAAATGATGGAGACTATGGGGTATAGTTATGATAAAGCCCTTGAATATGCTGCACAGCTTGGTAACGTTGATGCCATATTAAATTCCACCGCTCCAGAAGATAAAAAAAGAAAAGCTTTAAAAGCTATGGCCTTACAGTATGGAGCTGCTGCCGAAGAAATAAAAGAGCTTTCAAATGAAGAACTTGCCCGATTGGTTTTAGCAAAAAAACAAGACAAACAAGTAGAAGCTTCAACAAAAGCATTAAAAGAAAATGTTGAAAAATTAAAAGAACTCAAAAAAGGTAGTAGAGAATATAAATCAATGCTCGCAACTATGGCAGAAGAAATTAATGTCCTTGGTGGAGCAGAAGGGGTAGTTGATAGCTCGTGGGTTTCCGAACATTTAGATGATGTTAAGTTAATGGTTGCGGGAGACAAAGCTGCTGCTGATAGAATTTGTAAGGCTTGGGCAAAAGCTTGGGCTTCATCTCAACTATCTGCGGAGTCTTCTTTAGGAAAAGTTGTAAAGGAAGCGGGCATTACAGGTAAGCAATTAGAAGTATTAACTAACAAGCTTTATGAATACAAATTAACTGGTAAAGCTGATTTGTCACAAATAAAAAATGAATTATTAAATGTTGGTATAGATGCTACTAAAGTTGCCAAAATTATTAATGCTATAGCTGGTACCAGCATTAGTTATAAAACTGAATATGAATATTTAAGATTAAATAACACACCTGGCGGGCTTGGAGGACCGGGGAAACTGCCTTTTCATGTGGCAAAAACATTTCCTGATCCCCACTTAGTTGACCAAGGATGGGAACCAGTAAAAGATAAGAATGGAGTTATTATAAACTATAGAAGACCAAAATCTGTAACGGCTCAAACCACCAACACAGATACAGATTTTTTAGATATTGGTGATTTTGGCGGCTTCGGAAATACTAATGGCACCTCCGGCTCATCTTCCTCTTCTGCTAATGAGAAAACCCCGTGGGAAAATCCCTACGACCATCTCTACAACCTAACCCAAAGAATCAATACCGAAATCCGTAAACGTAATCGCCTCGAGTCTGAGTATAACCGTCTCGTTGAACGTGGCCTTGGCAATGCATCCCAACTTGCCGCAAAAACCGACCAAGAGCGCAAGTCCCTCGAACAACAAAAGGCCCTCCAACAGCAACTTCTTGCTGAGCGCAAAAAGGATATCGAGAAGCTTAACAACAATAAATATTCCAAATATGCCTACTATGATATGGCGACTGGCAATGTCGTTCTCAATAATGACCTCATTAGTAAAAATAAAGATGAGGATATCGGTAAAGGAATCGAAGAGCAAGTAAGTAAGCTCGAAGAACTAAAAGGTGAAATCGAAGGTGCCGAAGACGCCCTTTGGGATATCGAAGACCAACTCTACGAACTTACTCAGCGCGGACGCGATGAATACATTGACTTCCAAAAAGACGTCTACAATGCTCTCATCAAACAGCGTCAAGACGAGATCGACAAGTACAGCGAATACATCTCAACTCTTGCCGAAGCAAAATCCGATATACTCGATGCTCTTCGCAAGTACATTGATAAGCAACGTCAGGAACGTGACAATGCCGAAAGAGAAAAAGAAATCGCCGACAAAGACGCACAATTGTTCCGTATGGAGCGTGACACAGGCTCAACCCAAGCCGACATAATCGCCGCGCGTAAAGACGTTGAACAAATGCGTCGAGATTATACTGACGAACTTATCGACCAAAAGATAAGCGAGCTTGAAGAACAAAACGATGAAGCCCAAAAAGTTCGTGAGAAGCAACTCGAAATCATGCAAAAACAACTTGACGAAGATGAAAAGTCAGGCAAGTTGTGGGCACAAGTTAAAACCCTCATGGAAGAAGGCTGGGGTCCCGATGGTAAGATTATCGAAGGTTCCGAACTTGAGCGAATTTTAACCGATTACTACGAATACACCCAAATGTCCGAAGAAGAGCGTGCGAAAGCCATCGAGCAGCGTAACATAAATACGACTCTTGCTAAACAATATCTCGATGCTAAAAATGCAGGCAAAAATACCTACACTCCCTCTACTTCGTATCCCAGTGTCAGCCAAACTCAAACCCCGCAAAACCAAACACCAAAGAAGAATCCAAGCTCTAACTCTGGTGCGAAAGCACTGACTGTTGGTACTCGAGTTCGTACCGTTGGTTTTGGTAATGCAGCATCCGATGGTTCAGGTGGCCGCGCGGCAAAAGGTCTTTCCAATAGGAAAATCCTCAAGATACGCAAAGGCGCGAAGTATCCTTACTTAATCGGTACAAGCAACGATCCCTCTGGTTGGACTGGCTGGTATACTGCGGCCGCGTTGCAAGCCTACAAGAAAGGCGGACTTGCCAACTTCACTGGCCCCGCATGGCTGGACGGTACGAAATCAAGACCAGAAGCCGTACTCAATGCGCGCGATACCGAAAACTTCTTACAACTGCGCGATATCCTTGGTGAAGTATTAACTAAAACCAGAAACCTTGGCAATAGTAATTCTGAGAATAACGGAGATAACTATTACGATATCGACATACAAGTAGACAGACTTTCGAACGATTATGACGTAGATCAGCTCGTAAGAAAGATTAAGAAGGAAATTACAAAAGATGCAAATTATCGTAATGTAAGAACGATAAACCTAAAGAGATAAAGGAGGAAGAGATTTGGAAGTTTTAAAAGGCGATTTTATTGGCTTTTCCATAGGAAACTTCCATTCTTCCAAACTGGGTATTCTGAGAACAAGCGATGGGAGCAGATTCAATGAGAGTTTGCTCCCCGGCTTCTCAGACGCTACGGCGCAAGTGCCCGGTGGGGATGGGATGTATTACTGGAAGTCAACTTATTCTCAAAAACCATTTTCAATACCGATTGCATATGATTCGATGACGGAGACTCAGCTTCGTAATTTGCGGCGCGCGATGGCATGTAAGGATATTATACCATTGGTTTTTGATGAGCGGCCATATAAAGAGTATTTGGTTAAACCAACAGGTGAGCCACAACTTTCCTATATTTGCTTTGACGAGAAAGATCAGAGAGTTTATAAGGGTGAGGGTACGTTGGAGTTTACGGCTTACTCACCTTTCGCGCGGAATAGACATATCAACGGAAAAGGACTTAAATATTTGAACGAGTTTCGCTCAGACGGAGAGTATTCAATTCCCGAGTGGGTTGGCTTTGCTTCGAATCGAGATGAGTGGAGCGAAAGTAGTAATATGCTGATGCAGCAGGGTGACTATGATCAGCCGCAAAAATTTACGACGAATACCCCTAAATATGGTGTGAAAGTTTACAACGCGGGCGACCTTGAAACGAATTTTAAACTTTTTATTGCTTTGGAAAAGGGTGGGGTATTTCCCGTTAAGACTCTTTGCTTACAGCAAAAACCAGAGGAGGACAGTCCTATGTTTACGGGAAAAATTTTGCACTTTCATGACTCCGTGGCAGACAGAACAATTCCCGTAAATGACCAAAATAATAATAAATTTATTTGTGTTGATGTGAAGTCAAACCTCTTACTCGGTTATTCGGCAACCAAAGATGGTCAGATAAACGAACCTACTGGTAAGATTTATAACAGTCTTATTAAAGAGGGGGATTTCTTTACAATACCGCCTTCGTTTGACTACCCAGAGATGTATTTAGCAGTACACCTTGATACTAATGTCAAGGAAGATCCGATTAAAAAACTTGAATATGATTATCTTTATTATTAAAAGGAGGCAGCTAAATGAACAAATATGAAATAAGTGTTTGGGAAGATTACTTTGTACCTGCCTCTGGGTCAACAGAGAGCCATTATGAAGAAAGGAAGCTTTGTGTAATTGGCTCGAACACTATGACTGATGGCTCGCGTGCACTGGAGCCAAATCTTGTTTTGAACGTAAACGGAACACATACGCTTACTTTCAAACTTTATTTATCATATATTGATACAATAACAGGGGAAAGAATAGATAATCCCTTTGTTAAATTGCTTGTAAATGAGCGCAAGGTCAAGGCTTATTGGGATAATGGACAAGAAGACGTAAATGATAAGTGGTATGACCTTGTAGTTAAAGATATATCTGAGGATTCTGATAGTAATACTGTTACGTATACTTGTGAAGACTTATTTATAAATGAACTTGGTAAGAGTGGTTTCGAGCTTAATTTTAGTGACGAAGCAAATAATAACCAAGGAACTATTTATGAACTTGCGACTGCGGTTTTAGATGGAACCGACTGGAAGTTGGACGAGGAAAATACGGATCATTTACTTCAAACGCAGGAAGAAGCTTTATATGAGGTTAAGATAACCAATACGGATGCTCTTACTGGTATTTATGCAAAGGGTTTTCTAAATATAACAAAAGACGAATATGAAATAATTCCAATTAACAAACTTTGTTATCTTCCTTACTCAATGGTACCGCATAGTGATGATGAGCTTGCGGATATGACTGCAGTTCAATTTATCTATGCGCCTGAATATACTACTGAGTATAGTAGCATGTTGATTACAAATGAAGATAGTAACTGGTTGATAACTGGAGGACAGTGGATTAAATATGGCAGTGATTATAGGTTTCAAGTTCGTCAAGATGGGACCCCTAAGAGTAGCTGGAAAACTATTTTCGCAATTAATAAAGAAGCTTATGTTTCTAACCGATATCGTGGTAACGTATACTGCCGTAAACAGCTTTCAACTTATGATGCAAACTTAGAGCGTTATGTTAATGTATATAAGGTGAAGGGTTCAACTCCGAGCGCAGATGACAAGCGTATTTTTGGTTACGTTGACTATGACTACGATGCATCAGACCTTGTTAATAATTTGCTTTCAAATAATAAAGATTTTAAAGATACAACTGGTTGGATAGGCACAAACCTTAAAATTGGCCTTTTCCCAGAGTTGAAACTTAATACCGACTTAACAAAATATGAAGGTCATTCATACCTAAGTGCTGCGATTAAAGCTGGACAGAATTTGATTAATAATACTTTGTCAAGTGCCGCACAATATTTATCAAGTGGTCTTTTTGAGGGAATGGAAGTCAAATTTCAAATTGGGCTTAAAGATGAATTTAAAGATGGCACATTATCCGTCGCAGTTGTAGATAAAAAAAATAATTCCGCTATTTGTCTTGGAACGCTTTATAAAGACGAAAACAATCCATCTAATGTTTTTCCCATCTTCACCCCTTTAGTTAAAGAAAAAAGCACCGATAGCAATGGCACAGTTTGGTATTCATGTACCTTAACCTGTCTAAAAGCTTTGGCAAAGAACTTTTTAGAAGATGCTGAACTCGTCATTAAAAGTACAAATCCCAAGGACGCAATTATAAAAATTATTGAAACAAGGCTTTATGAATTAATTCATGGAAAAGATAAAGACGGAAACGATATAATTCTTGACCTTTATGATATAAATTCCACAGATGTTGCGAAAAAATTCTATTATTATTACCTTGAAGGCACATCAAATCCGGATGGAACCGCCCCGTATATCTATAAAGCACAAGTTCCCTGTCCGTTATACGAACCTGTCTATGGTGGCTGGGCTAAAAGTGCGGGCGCAACTGATCGCAAATATAGCCAGTTTGAAAAAGTCCGTACTATCTACGGACAACAATCAAATCGTTTTAATCTACTCCAAGAACTTGCAGAAACATTTAAGTGTTGGGCGCGTTTTAAGATTTATCACAATGCAGATGGCTCAATTGAGCGCGATTCCAATGGTAAACAGAAGAAAACTGTTTACTTCTCCGAAAAAATTGGACAACAATTGTCCTATGGCTTTACCTATGGTATTGACCTTAATACAATTCGTCGTACCCAATCTTCATCTGAACTTGTAACAAAAACAATAGTGCTTGCGAACTATAATGATAATGCGCCGAATGGTACTTGCTCCATAGTTGATAGTGAAGAGAACTATCCGCGTGAGAACTTCGTACTTAATTTCGACTACTATATAAACCATGGATTACTTGACGGTGAAGCTCTTAACCGTGACCTTTACTATTCCGGTGCGGGCAATGATTATATCGGATACTATACAAAACTTCATAGGTATAATATTGAATATCTAAGCGCCGCAGATAGAGCGATACTTCTTCGTAATCAGGAAGTACGCCTTCTTCAACAATCAGTTGTCTATGATGGATTGCTGGCGTGTGCAGTCAAAGAGCGTGATGAGCTTATTGATGAACTGGCCGCATTGGGTGGCGATACTTTAGATCCAACTAAAACTGACCCAAAAGCTTCCAACTCCGATAAGTCGTCTGAAATTATTACCGCAAAGTGGATTCCGATACAGAAAGCTTTACAACAGATTAAGCAATATGTTTCTAAACCTAACCAGACAGGTGGCGGAACAACTTCTGTACTTGCTCCTTCTGACCAAAATGCCAACTTAATTAAAACAATAAAGGACCTTGATGGCGATATCGCTACCTACAAAGCAATTTGTCTTAAACTTGATACGGCACTTGCGGCGTTACAATTAACAATTGAAGCGAATACCGAAAAACGTGACGCCCTTCTCAAACAAATAAAAGAGCTTCACCAAAAGTTTTATAATAAGTATTCAACTTATATTCAAGAGGGTTCATGGAACTCCGAAGACTACATTGACCCAAACATATACTACTACGATGCACTGAGTGTTGCATACACAAGCAGTCGCCCGCAGGTCCAATATGATATTGCGGTTACTCGTGTAAGCGAACTCCCAGAGTTTAAGTTTCGCCGCTTCCATGTTGGCGATACAACTTATGTACAAGATACGGACTTTTTTGGATATGAACCTTACTTAAAAAATGATAAAGTCCGTACTCCATATAAGGAAGCAGTTCTTATTTCTGAAATTAGTATTAATTTTGATGAACCGGATAAGGATACGATTACGGTTCAAAACTATAAGACTCAGTTCGAGGATTTATTCCAACGCATTAATGCAACTACTCAATCCTTACAATTTGTCCAAGGTGGATACAATCGTGCTGCGAGCGTAGTCAACGAGAAGGGCGAATTAAAAGCCGATGTACTTCAAGATAGCCTACTCGCCGCACAGGATATTGTTACAAAAGCAACCGACGAATCTGTCGTACAGGATAATACTGGCATAACACTAACGAGTTTGAAAAATCTTGACCAAAAGCTCAAAATAACCTCTGGCGGCATCGTGTTCAGTGATGATGGCGGCGAGACGTGGACTACAATGATGAAAGCTGGACAAATTGGAGTTCAATTCTTGAGCGCGGGTTCGATTTCGACTTCGAAGATTACGATTATGGATGGTACTACACCTGCGTTCCGTTGGGATACAAATGGTATTACTGCTTATTGGAATGGCAAAGATAGTATAACTCCTTATGATAGCCCTGATTTTAAAATGAATCGATTCGTAAGATTTGACAAATTTGGAATTTATGGGTATAATGGTAGTGATGATGATAAGAACTTCGTTCCTTTGACAGAAGCTGAGGTTCGGAGTAATTCGATATTCTCATTAACTTGGTCGGGACTGCTTATCCATTCAATTCAAAAGAAAAAAGAGAATGATGTTGAAAAATCCATTGGCGAAATTGAAATCAACAGAGAATATGATATTGTTGTTAGTAAGTATGTAACTAAGAATAATGTTACGAAGGCTGTGCCTAAAGTTCAAATTGGTCGATTGAGCGATACGAACTATGGTATACGAATTCGTGATGACGATGGAAATGCTGTTTTGGAGACGGTTGATGATGGATCTTTGTGGCTGAGGAAAAGCTTGTCGATTGGTACAGGAACGGATCAAAAAATCTTCTTGGGACTATCTGCAAGAAAAGATATTGCAGCCAGTGTTTATAAGAAACTAACCACAAAGCAGAAAATTTATTGGAAGTTAAATCCAGTTACTAATCGTTATCAATATATTGGAACAGATGATGATGGAGAGGCAGTCTATAATAGTGTTATTTCTAATTACTCAGATTATTGTTTCAGTCAAATTTTTAATGCTAATGATAAATCTATTGTATATGAGAATGGTACTGCTTATTTTTCGGGAGGAGTTAATACCTATGCCCCATATGTTTGGGATGAACAAACTGGAGTTGTAACAGGTACATATATGAAGCTTAATCCTCTTCTTATAGAACAATCAGATTGGAATATAGGCGGGCTATCTTTTCACCATGAGAAATGTCCACTTAAAGACAACCGCTATCAAGACTTAACAGGAATATATGTATTATGGAGTCAATTATCCGATCCTGATGCTCCAAAACATGATCAGGCTTTAGGGGTGTGGCAGATTCAATTAGACGAGGACAACAATTCCTCAGAATACACGGCTAATATATCAATGAGTGTTCTTAAAGACAAAAACGACCCAAAAAATATTTTTTATGAAACTTATATAGAACTTGATGCTCAAGAGATTCGTTTAAAGGATAAAGTAATATTATATAATAATTGCTTATTACAAAGCAATACTGGCAAATGGACTTCATACAATATTCGTACCGGTTTACTTACTGGAGGCTTGGCTAAATTTGGTATCAATGACATCAGTCAAGTCGGTATCGAAGCATGGCGAGCATACAACCAAGGAATCTGCGCCCGACTCAATATCTGGTCGGATGGTAGTACTGCTCATTGTGAAATTCTTCATACTACGGATGGAGGAGAAAAATGGAAAACGATAGCAACTATTTGCTAATATACTAAAAGGAGTTTAAAATGCGTATTCAAAAAATTCTTGCCATGGAAGAGGCAATCAAAAACCTAAAATCTAAAAATCTTCCAATAAAAACTGCTTATCGGCTTCTAAAACTTGCCGAGCTTGTCTCCAATGAAGCTGAAAATTATCGAAATCTTTTCCGCCAAATTCTCGACGAATATGCCGAAAAGAAAGAAGATGGCTCTTATGTCCTTTCCGAAGATGGCGCAAATGTCATCATCCAAAAGGACCACATCCAAGATGCGAATCAAAAAGTCGATGAGCTTAATAAAATTGATGTCGAAATTCCTTATACTTTCGACATAAAGGATTTTGATAATATTGAAATTTCTCTTGAGGAACTGGCCCCTCTAATGGATCTTATCGTAGATGAAGACGAGGCACCCGTTGAGTAATTTTCTTGTGAAAATTGCATAAAAAGAAAGAGAAGGTCGACAATAGCCGACCTTCTTTTTTATAAAATTTGAGACGTTTATTCCCAATCCTGCCACTCAACCTTGCGCGCAGTGTGGGTTTCACTTGCATATTTACCGATACCAATCGCGTCGGCCTCATCTTCTGTAACAGAAACGTCAAACCAATCCTTCACCAAAAGTTGAAGAGATCTCTTTTTATCAGCACGCGTCTTACCTTTGACTTGACAGTGTGCGCGCCATGTAGGTGTGGGACAAAGTAGAAAATCTACATTCATCTCATAACAGGTTTCCATCAATATTCCTTGGAGGTGCGCGAGAGTTTTGAAAGTCTGGATTCCAACGACATTATCACTTCCATAAACTTGCTTTCCTCCAAGTTGTTGCATTTGGATATCCTCTATTGCAATAAGATCCGGTTTCCAATTTGCTATCATTGAAATAAGCCATTTTCGTACGGCATCATCGCGAGCTATTTCTTCGGTCAGCGCCGTTTCAAAAGTACCATACCGAATCAACTTTTTATCATCATATATACTAAATCCGCTTACATAAGTTGCTTGATCAAGTGCTAAAACACGATAGGTATCTTTCTTTTTTGGAATTATTTTTGTTGTTCTATCATTGAAAATATTCTGTTTACAAACAGGACATTCTTTCTTAACGCGGAGTTTTTTCCAAGTTGAATATACACGATGTCCCTCGGGACACTGGACGATTAGCTCACTATCTAAATTTTTATATGAATTAGAAATAAGGCTCCATTTCTCTTGCTCAAGTTCCGCACGAATTTCCTCAATTTTTATTTTGCTCACGGGAGTCGTTGCCTCCGAGGTCAGAACCGTAACGACTGTCGTCTTTGGCATAGATTGAACTCGAACCAAATCCTCCTTTCCTGTCGCCAGCTTCTGTTATCTTTGAAACTTCCTTAAAAGTTGCCTTGGGAACGGCGCTTAGTACCAACTGTGCAAACTTCTCGCCCTTACCAATCGTATACGATGCACCATGAAGAATTGATGTAATAATAGGTCTCCCATTTTTATCGAATTCATAGGTGATATCTTTGATAGGAGGCTCTACATTTTCTATGATAACACCGACTTCATCACGATAGCCCGCATCAATCGTTCCCGGGGTGTTAGCTACACGAAGTTTTGTCTTTAGGCACCTTCCGCTCTTAGGACGTACCTGCAATTCATAACCAGTAGGAATTGCAATCTTAAAACCTGTTGGAATCAATTTTGTCTCGCCGGGCGCAATCGTATAATCATCAAGAGCATAGACATCCATACCCGCATCGGTATCATGCGCGTAGGTGGGTATTCTTACTTCATCATTAAGTCGCTCAATTGGAATCGTTATAAGACGCTCTGACTCTGCGCCAGCCGTCTCAATTCCATTTATCATAAGAGCAACCATAACTTTAAGGAAATCTTTCTTTTGTTCGCTTAGTTCGCCTACCTCTTCTTCGATAACATTAGCAAGGTCTGCGTAGAAGTCTCTGATATTACCCATATCTCCACCACTGGAAATAAAGCTGATATAGAGGGAACGGCGCACATTAGTATTCTGTAAGCTGCGTTCGAGTTGTTCAAGAACAACAGGAGCTAATATTGCAAAACGCTCTTCATCAAGAGCAAGAAAAGAACCAAGATTAGCCATCGCTGCAAGCTCATCGGGTATCTCATCTTCCACGCCGTCAACAGTAGTCTTTACTTGTTCATTGTCCTTTGACTCAAACTCAAGAATTTTTTCATTATCCATTAATCCTTTTCCTCCATTACTTTCAATAATTATAAAAAGGCATAATCGCCGAGTCCTGTTTTATCCCTTTCTATATCAAGTATACCAAATTTTTTTCTTCTTTTCAAATTTTAGAAAGAAGAAGTGCGCCCATCAACAATGAGCGCACCCTAATTTTACTGTTCGCCTTTGACTCGAGTTATAATCTCGGATACCGCACTGGAGCCTGACATCAGAACAAGAGCGGTAAGAACTTCGCCCGCAGGAGTTATGTTCTCAACAAGCTCGAGAGCATAGACGAGGTCAAGCTTGAAGCTGAACGCAAGAGCAAAAGAACCCGCCGCGGCAATAATCATGGTGATATATTTGCCAAAGCTCAGGTCGCTCCAGATAGCCTTGAGTCGGTCGATTACATACCACAAGACAGTGCTCATGGTAAGTATAAGTGTAATCATTTCCATTTATACAACCTCCTTTCTTAGGTTCTATTTATAAGTAGGTTTTAAGCAAAGTTGATATGGAATTAACAGAAAATTTGAAGTTTATCTTCTTTTTTAGTATAATATTTATAGAAAGTAAGACAAAATAATATATATAAAAAGGAGTTAGTTTATGTCAGACGAAACATTATACAATAATGTATGTCTTGCTGTAATGGCAAATCTTCAAGGCTTTTATCGAGAAGATGGCGACATATATTTAGGAAGAATTGATTGGAAAAATAAGAAAGATAGATTTATTTTTATCCAAGCTATATTTTGTAGTAATATTAATAAGGAGTGTAAAGTTCATGTGGCTATGTCTCCTTATAAGTTTTGGAAATTAAAAAGATATGCTAAGCGTGGAGACCTAATTCGTGAATCTCCGAGAGATGCAAAGACAGATTACTATAGTAATAAAATAAATAAAATGCTTGAATTTACTCAAAACGCTTATGGTTATACTTATGAAAAAGACGGATTTAGTCTTTACGAAAGAATTTATAATGAGTTCTTTTGTTATCACAAGGAGGATTCTAAAAATTGAAAATAGTGGTAGTTAATGGTAAGCCAACGAGCGGTAAATCGACATTTGAGTCCTTGTGTATGGGATTAGGTCGCGCGCATTGTTATGTTTACTCGTCGATTGATTATGTAAAGACAATCGCGCGGCAGTGTGGTTGGAATGGTGAGAAAACACCAGAGAATCGTAAGTTTCTGAGTGATTTGAAAGATTTGTTGACAACTTGGGACGATATTCCGATGAAGAAGATTCAAGAAAAAGTTCAGCAAATTCAAGACACTTTTACTTATGGCGACTCGTTAGCAGATAGAGTTGTCTTGTTTGTTGATGTAAGAGAGCCAAAGGAAATACAAAGGTTAAAAGAGATGTATGGGGCTACAACCTTACTTATAAGGCGCGCGAGCGTAGAGTCAGAAGAAACCTCAAACCACGCAGACAGTGATGTATTTGAGTATCAGTACGATGTGATAATTGAGAATAATGGAACAATAGACGAGTTAAGAGAGAAAGCCGTCGATTTTCTGGCTTCTCTTTTCGAGGATAGTGCACACGCATAAGTGGGTCAGTTTGTACAGCGGTAAAACTGCATTGTAGGTATTATTGTAAAGAAATAGTAAGTAAAAATTTGTAATTTTATTATATATAATATATAATATATAATATAATATATAATAAAAGGAATTTCGAAAGGAGAAAAAAGATGTACGGATACGTAGATGGCATTGATTTTCGCAATATAGAGGCAATGAAGTATTGGAGCTTCCCCAAAAACTACGCGCATGATAAAACGCAAGAGATTAAGAACCTTATTTTTTCGGGAGATTACTATGGGGCATTAAAGGTAGATGGTTTCTTCCAGCGTCTCTGTAAAGATGAAGATGGTAACACGATGATGATCGCGCGCAATCGTAATGTCAAAGGAGAAGTTGTTGATAAGATTGAGTGGGTGCCGCAGATTCAGTCTTTAATGGAGGCTCTTCCAAACGGAACCGTGCTTCTTTGTGAAGCCTATTTGCCGGGCGACGAAGGTTCAAGAAAAGTTACTTCTTTGCTTGGTTGCCTTAAAGATAAGTGTCTTGCTCGACAGGAAGCAGGAAAGAAACTTCATTTTTATATTTTTGATATTTGCGCGTGGGATGGTAAGAGTTGGATGAAGCGTCCTGCTGAGAAGCGTTTTGAAGCGGTAAATAAGCTTCCGGAAACTCTTGGCAATATTCCCTATGTTGAGTATGCAACTTATTATAAAGGTGCAGAGCTTTGGGATAAGATTGGAGAATATCTTGAGTCAGGTCGTGAAGGTGCAGTTATAACCAATAAATATTGTCCTATATATGAAAAACGCACACCTGCGCGGCAGACGATTAAAATAAAGAAAGAAATAAATCAGACCATTGATTGCTTCTTTACAGGACATTTTACTCGTCCGACAAAGATTTATACTGGAAGAGAAGTTGAATCTTGGAAGTATTGGGTTAATTCTAAAACTGATGAAAGACTTCCCGAGGGAGAGCATTATACAGATTACTGGAAGTATGGACTTATTGAGCCAGTTACAAAGGGATATTATTACGACTGGGCTGCATCGTTAGAGATAGGCGTGATTAAAGGAGATAAGGTTGTACCTATTGGACTTTTAAGTAATCTTACAGAGGAAATAAAGTCGAATCCGGACAAATACAAAGGTCGTTGCATTGAAGTAAGTTGTATGGAGGTTCAAGAGACAGGTGGCCTTCGTCATGCTAAAATGATTGATTTTCGAGATGATTTAACGATAAAAGATTGCACTTGGGATAAGGTATTTGGAGGTAATATATAATGAGCAGCAAAGAAATTTTTAGTTCAGCTGAGGCGGCATATGACCTTGGATACAAGAGAGGAAAGGAAGAGCGTTTTCATGTTGTCTACTATGATATTAATGATTTAAGTTTATCTGGACTTGAGCATATATATATGCTTCAATCAGAGAATATTGATAATCTAATCTATCTGCCCAAGGGGTCATCTCTTAAAACATTTACCATAGAACAGCTCAAACAGATTCGTGATCAGTTTGTTGATTATGTTAATAGTTTAATTGGAGATAAGCTATATGAAGACCTCGAAGGGTGAGCAGGTCATCATTAATTTGCTTCGAAAAGGTGGATTAAAATTTGAGAGAGAGAAAGAGTTCGCCGACTTGCGTGGCGGCCGTTATCGTTACGATTTTTACTTGCCCGCGTTGGGAGTTTTAATTGAATATGATGGCGAGCAGCACTTTCAGCGAGTTTCTCTCTTTCAGAAAACCCAAAGAGATTTCCTTAAAACGAAAGGACACGATCGACAAAAGAACGAGTATGCACTTACCCATAATCTTCGACTTTATCGTATTCCATATTGGGAATTAGACAGTTTAACCTCGAGTCGAGATATATTCCAACAGAAATTTGAAGTTCAGTCAATTTGGCATAATGATGATTTGTGGAGAAAGCATGAAAATAGAATATAGTCGGTGATTTTTTACTACTTAACTACGGAGACCCGAAGAAGGGGGAAGGTAGTTGGATTTTTTTGATGTGGTAAAAAATATTAGTATTTTGCTGACGGTCATTCTTAGTTGCGTGAGTTTAGGTAAATTCCTGAGCAAACGTATTGACAAATTGTTCGATGAACACTTGGAAGAAATAAGGAAGAATGACAAAAAACAAGCAGAAGAAATAGCAGAGATTAAAGATACCCTTGATAATCTCGAAAAACGTTTTGATGTCGTTGAGGATTTTAATGCAGAAATTTGTCGCCATGTTATAAAGGACATTTATTATAAGTATAACAAGACTCAAAAAATTCCGTTATACGAGAGAAAAATGGCAGATTCTCTTTATAAAATTTATAGCGAGCAATTTCATCAAAATAGTTACGGTCAACTTTTGTATCAAGAAATTTGTAAATGGGAAATCGACACAACAGACAAATTAACAAGGTAAGAAAAGAAAGAAGTCAAATGGAAATTTGACTTCTTTTCTTTTTTCTTTTATAATTATTATAAGAGAAAAAAGGAGAATAGCAATGGATAAAAATATTTTTATTTTAGTTGTTTTGGGTATATTTGCTGTAATATCTTTGATAAGTTTTATAATAGGCTTAGCAAAAAGTCATAAAAAGAAAAAAGAAAAGCAGATTAATGAAAAGGTTGAATCTTTAAAGAAAATTAAGGAAGATTGTGTCAACGCCGAGCTTGAACTTATAAACTTACAAGACCAGTTAAATATTAATAAAACTGAACTACTACGACTTCAAAATGAACAAGCAAAAGAACAAGTCGCCTTACAATGCGCGCGAGACCTAAGACAATCCGAGGCAGAACGCGAAAAAGAACTTATCCAACAAGAAGTGTCAAGTTATGGCAATTATCTATGGGAGAAAGAAAAACAGAAACACAAAAGTCGTTCAGACGCCTACATAGAAAATCTAAAGGAACTGACGGAAGCTTATGATATGGTTGCTGAAATGCATAAGGCAGATGCTGAGTTTGCGCGAACAGAAGCATTAGAGATTATTGGCTCTTTCCAAAACACAATCGAGGACTACCGCGCGCAATGTGAGGCAATAAATGAGCAAAGACGTCAAGAAGAGCTTTTGGAGAACGAGAAAGCCAGCCATATGCTACAACTTTCTTCTTCTGAGAAAGAAGATATTGACCGACTTCTCGAATTAAGCCGCACATTCAATCAAAAAACCGTTATCTATAAATTGATATGGTCAGCTTTTCTTCAAAAACCGTTCAATGATATGATCAACACACTTTTTGGTAATAGTGTCCCGCGCAGTGTAATCTATTGTATAGAGAATCAAAAGTCACATAAGAAGTATGTAGGTAAAACTTCTGCCGAGGTTTCAAAACGCTGGGCGGAACATATCAAAACATCTTTAAATATTGGTACTGTTGCAAAACAAAAGATACATGAAGCCCTATATGGTAATTGGGGTGATTTTACTTTTACGGTTTTGGAACAGGTAGACAAAGATAAACTTTCCGAACGAGAGAAATTTTATATAGACTTATATGAATCAAATGTTTATGGTTATAATTTGAAAAAGGGAGGCTAATTAAGTTTGGAACTTAGTAAAATGCAAAAAGAAATTGTCGAGACATCTCATGATAAGGTGGTAGTAATATCCTGCGCTGCTTCTGGAAAGACTCGTGTTCTAACTGAGCGAGTGCGTTATCTTCTTGAGAAAGGGGAAGACCCCGCGCAGATTGTGGTTATCACTTTTACCAATGCCGCGGCAGAGGAAATGAGAAAGAGACTTGGCAATGCCTCGGTTTTCATTGGTACGGTTCATTCCTATGCAAACAAGATACTAACCTCCCATGGAATTAATACAAACGCATATATAGCAAAAGAGAATTTTGATGGACTCTTTAATCTTATACAAAAGAATCCTGTAGTTATTTCACCTGTTAAACATCTACTTCTTGACGAAGCACAGGACTCAAGTGAGATACAGTTTGAGTTTCTGCTTGATATGATAAAGCCGAAGAATTTCTTTTTAGTTGGAGATTTTCGACAGTGTATTTATGAGTTTAATTCCGCGCGCCCAGACTTGCTTATAGGCTTGTCCGAAGCTCCGGGTGTTACTACTTATCATTTAAATGAGAACTATCGAAACGCATCAAAAATACTTACCTATGCAAAATCACTAATTCGTAAAGCAGGAGATGAGTATTGCGACGATTCTTTTCCAATGAGAGATACCGAGGGAATAGTAGCAAGAGCAGAATATGATCCAGAAGTTATCGCTGACCTCATTCTTAAACGAGGACATTATAAAGATTGGTTTGTGTTGACTCGTACAAACGCAGAATTGGACAGTATTCTGACCTATCTTACAATGCGCGGAATACCTTGTGATACCTTTAAGCGTGCTAAGATATCAGAAGAAGAATTTGCCAAGAAAATGGCACAAGATACAGTTAAGGTTTTAACTATTCACACCTCAAAAGGACTTGAAGCTAAGTATGTAGTTGTAATTGGTGCAAAAAATTGGAGTCCTGAGGAAAAACGAATACAATATGTTGCCGCGACTCGCGCGATGGACTTTTTGCTTTGGACAACACCAAAGCCGAAGAAGAAGAAAAAATATGTAGACTGGGAATAACAAATAAGAGAGGTTCTTTTACTACTTAAATGTAGAGAAGATACTTCTCTTATTTATTATTAAACAGGAGGAAAGAAGATGGATAATTATGTCCTTGCCCAATCATGGGCACGAGCAAACGTGCAGGATCGACTATGGTATTGTATGACGGATGCTGATAAGACTGCGCTGGCTCAAAATGAGAATATTGCCTTTGGTGATAAAGTTTATATCATTTCCACAAAGAAAATCTTTATTATGGGAAATGATGGAATATGGTATGAGATGTGAGGTGATAGTAGATGAGTTTTGATGTTACGACTCTGGCCCTTGCGAAATCCTATGCTGATCAGCATGGTGGTGGTGGAGGAGCTTCTACTGCGGGCGATTTTATAATCAAAATGACGGTTGAAGGCGATGGCGACGGCAATTATACGGTCATATCTTGCGACGCAACAATCGAGCAGATAGACACGGCAGTTGCCGCCGAAAAAAGGGTTGTTGTGATATCAACGGATACATCAAGCGGTTTCATCTTTGAACTGCCAATGATTCAAGGTATGCAAGAAGAAATATATTATTTTGCCACGTTCCTGGATAGTCAGATGATAAGTTCATTCGTGCAGAAAATCGACGAAAGCACAAGCAAATGGCAATTCTTAATAACCCAAATCGGAGCGGAGTCTGTTGACTACTCAAACACCGCACTGCCGAACATATCTACAGTCGGAGGCGCACTCGACGAGCTTGTCTCTAAATCCCACACGCACTATAACAAATCGGTGCTTGATAAGTTTGCCGAAACCGACGGCAAGCCGACTTATGACGGCAAGGAAATAGGCGGCGACGGAGCGTCAACCGCCGAAAAAATAAGCTATACCAGCACAGACTTGCCCGATGTTGCGAATGTCAAAACAGCACTTGACAAAGTGGTTAAAGAGCAGCGGGGACATGGAACCGATATAGAGGTCATCAATGATATGCTTGGCAACCTCCATAAAAACTCCCATACTCACGTCAACAAAGATACACTCGACAAGCTTTCCGACTCAAACGGCAAACTCCAATATAACGGCTCGGATGTCGGCTTAAAGGGAGACAAGGGTGACACAGGAGCTGCTGGAGCGGACGGTTATACGCCTGTCAGAGGCACTGACTACTGGACAGCGGCGCTCTCGGCGGAAACTATCAGGAGTTTTGGATAGAGGCAGATAAACAGGAGGGGTTATAAAATGTTAGAAGCAATTTTATTTAATCTACTAAACTTAATTGGACTTTATGGCAAAGCAATACTCGTGCTTCTGTCAAAGGTATTCGATCAAATATAAACTTATTTTGGGGGTGAAGAGAATTGAGTTTAGATGTCGTAACTCTTGCACTCGCAAAATCGTATACCGATAAATACGGTGGTGGTGGAGACCCCGGAACCGGTGGTTACACCATAGGAGACGGCTTAAAATTGGAAGGACGCCGCTTATCTGTGGATACAGCTACCACAGTGGAAGAAGATAATACAAAACCAATTACTTCTGCGGCGGTTTTTACAGAGATCGGCAATATAAACGCACTTTTAGAAACAATTTAAGGAGGCTAATTATGAGCACACAAACCGAAATCACCAGACTACAAGAAGCAAGAAATAAGATAAGAACATGGGAAGTTGGTCTGGGAATTGCTACAAGTACAGACAAACTTGACGAATTAGCAAATAAGGTTGCGGCTATTAAGAACCAAGGTGCAATCGATGCTAATGTCAAGGAAGGTGAAACATATACAATACCAGCAGGTTATCACAATGGTAGTGGTACTGTTAAAGGTGTTGCGGGTGGCGGTAACTACACTCTTCAAGCAAAAACAGTTACTCCTACCAAAGAACAGCAGTCAGTAGCACCTGATCCGGGCCATTATGGTCTTTCTTCCGTAACGGTTGAAGCCATACCTGAAAACTATCAGGATATTAGCGCTGTTACAGTTGAAGAAGGAGACGTCCGCGCAAACAAGGTATTTATTAAGGCGGATGGTTCTACTGCAGCTGGTACTCTTGCAGATAATGGTGCAATCACGAAAAAACTTGACGCAACCACAGGCAATCAATCTTACACAGTGCCCGCGGGTATACACAATGGTAAGGGTGCCGTTTCGATAACTCTCGAAGAGAAGTCGGTAACTCCTACAAAGAAGGCACAAGACATCACTCCTACCGCAGGGAAGGTTCTCAGCAAAGTTGCTGTTGCCGCAATACCTGATGCATATCAGGATGTTACTGGCGTTACCGCAACAGCAGCAGATGTACTTTCTGGTAAGAACATCGTAGGTACTGACGGATCCGTTATCGAAGGTACAATGACCGATAATAGAGCGGTATCGAAAGTTTTGGATGCTTCTACTGGCAACCAAGTTTATACTGTACCCGTTGGCTATCACAATGGTGAGGGTACTGTATCAGTTGTACTTGAATCCAAAACAGCCACACCCACAAAGGCAGAGCAAGTTATTTCTGCTACTAAGGGCAAAGTCATTGATAAGATAACTGTTGCTGCTATTCCTTCTGCTTACCAAGATGTTACTGGTGTAACTGCTGCCGCAGGGGATGTGCTTGCCGGCAAGAAGATTGTTGGCACAGATGGCAAACTTATTGACGGTACTATGGCAGACAATGGTACTGTTACTAAAACCCTTGATGCTACTTCTGGCAACCAGTCATTTACAATCGCGGCGGGTCATCATAGCGGCGAGGGCGCAGTTAATATTGTTCTTGAGCAAAAGACCGCCACTCCTACTAAGTCCGCGCAGACAATAGTTCCTACCAAGGGCAAGGTTCTTGATAGAGTTACAGTCGCAGCCATTCCTGATGACTATCAGGATGTCACGGGAGTTACTGCAACAGCTGCTGACGTTCTTGTCGGTAAGAAGATAGTGGATGCTGAAGGTACTGTTGTTACTGGTATTATGGCTGATAATGGTGCTATCAACGCAACAATTGACGGTTTGACAACTACTTCCTATACAATTCCTGCGGGCAAGACTTCTGGTGGTACTGTATCACTTACTAATGATATTGAAATGGCTCTTGCAGCTATATAATAAATATTGGAGGCTCAAAAATGGCGACAGATGAGAGAGCCGGCGCTGTAAGCGGCATACAACAGAATATTGATAGAATAAAGCTTGCGAAGCAGAAGATGGCGAATTATTTAGAAAACAATAGCAGTCTGGTCGCTGATGGGATGTCAATAAACGAGATAGTAGACGAAGTGCTGGCGCTTATTGATAAGAAAGGAGATTATAATGTAGTTCAGAATGTGCTTGCGAATGGAAATAGTGAGCTGGTAATTACGGATGCAAGTGAATCAAGCGCGAACGAGCTTGATAGTTTTATCACAAGAGAGATTAGTGGGGTTTATACAAACGATAGAATCACGAAAGTTGGACTTTATGGGCTTGGTGGTTGTGAAAATTTAATAAGTATTAATTTACCAAATGTCGTAACTGTTGAAGATAGTGGTTTTTATAATTGTAAGTTACTAAAAAATGCTTTTTTACCTAAACTTACGATATTAGGACGTAATGGCTTTAATAGTACTGGACTTGAATCTATAAGTCTTCCTCTTTGTACTGAGATAGGCAGCACTTGTTTTTCATATACTAATCAATTAGTATCAGCAATTTTACCACTTGTTGCATCAATTCCCGGTTTTTGTTTTAGCTATTCTTCTGTTCAAAAAATAGATACTTCATCGGTTACTTCTATTGCAGCGTATGCGTTTGGAAATGCACAACAGTTAGATACCTTAATTTTAAGGAATTCAAGTGTATGCACGCTTGCAAATTCTACCAATACTTTTACGGATACAAAAATCGCGGCTGGTACTGGTTACATCTATGTTCCCGATAATCTTGTAGACTCTTATAAAACCGCAACCAACTGGGTAACTTTTGCCAATCAGATTAAACCTATTTCAGAATTGGAGGGGAGCTAATATGATAAAAACCGAAATACTTTCAAACGGTCTTGTTCGCACATATAGTGACGAGAGCAAAATGATAAAAAAAGTTGGTACAGAAGAAACTTATTGTGAAGCAGTAGACCTTCCAACTTCTGATTATACCTATATAGAGACAGACGAAATAATGGAGTGCGCTGATAGCGATGCACTTCGAATTATTGTTGGGGGTGTTGATGAATGAGCCTTGATACAAACAAGCCAGTAGAATCAATTACTTATAATGGGGTTGCTTTTCCTCTTGCTTCTACTGGAGGCGCGACAACTGCCTCCGCGGTAAGCTATACAAATGCAAATTTAGAAGGTGTTACAAATGCACAAGGTGCGCTTGATGCGTTGGTTGCTTCGAAGACTCAAGCTGAGACTGATATCGAGACTCTTGGCAGCTCCATTGATTCGATGGACGCGAAGGTCCAAAGACACGCGACGGATATTTCTACGCTCACATCGAATCAGAACGCACTTACGCAAAATGTTAATACTCTTAATACCCAATATACGACACTAAATGAAAAGGCACATACGCACTCAAATAAAGATGTGTTAGATAGGTTTAGTGGTTCTGACAATACTGTTTATTATAATGATAAGACTCTTGCAGAAAAAGTTGTTATAGATGAAGAGGATAATACAACTATTACATTAACTAATAACACTGATTTTCTACGGGGTGAAGAGACTTCTCTTACAATTTCTTTCCCCGGCGGTGTATCATTTGGCACCCCATTTTACCGTTCTTCTCTTTCTTTTAAATCTGGTTCGACAGCGACGGCAATTACCTATCCTTCTGGTATAATTTGGAGCGGTTTTGATATAAAGAATGGTCAATTTGTACCAGTCGCGGGCAAGTATTATAATATTGTCTTTTGGAGAGATAGTTTTGGCTATAATGCAGTGGTAAGGGGTGTTTGGGTATGAGCGGCCTCGATGAAAGGCGTAAAGCTATGATGGGCGAGATTGATTATGGACTTCCTAAAAATTATATGGCTGTAGAATACTTAGAGTCAACATCTGAAAAACAGTGGTTCGATACAGGTATTAAAGCATCCTCTACCCTTACTGTTGAAGCAGAATGGTATGTTGACCGCAGTACTATTGCTGATGATTATGTAATTTTTTACCAAGGTGAGACCTCCATTGGTGTTTATTCTTTTGGTCTACTCTCCTATAATACGACATCATCTTATAATTGGTGTTGGACGATTGGATCAGAGCGAGAAAATTTTCAAAATCCAACTAACCACGCACTAAGATTCCACAGTAAAACTACGAATAAGCAATGTATAATAAATGGAGTCGTAGAAAAGACTTATTCTTCTAACAAATTTACTTCTCGTAGAGATATTTTTATATTCGGAACATCCTCCAGTACCAGAATTAAGCCTAACAAGGGTGATGACGGTACTAAAAGAATATATTGGATGAAAATATGGGATGGTCAGACCCTTGTACGAGACTTTCAACCTTGCTTAGATGCTTCTTCTACGCCTTGTTTATATGATAGAGTCTCGAAACAAACTTTTTATAATAAGGGGAGTTTAAAGCTTGGTTATAAGTTATTATAAGTTTATTGATGAAGATACCAATCCTGTACTTTTTTCCGGTTGGTATGAAGAAAATGGGGAAATAATTACGAATCCGCCTGCCGAAAAAATATTGGCGCTTGGTTATAAGCCCATTGTAGAATCAGAATATCCAACGTTGGAATCAGATCAGTATGTTGAAGTTTACTGGACAGAACAAGATTCCACAATTACAAAAAATTATCGAGTCGTCACCGATGATGAAATTACTACTGACGAAGCTTTATTAATAATAACTGGTGGTGAAGCTATATGACAAGAGCAGAAGCATTGGCATTTAGAAAAAAGATAGAGTCCGCGGCGGCCTTGCTTCCAGATGAGCAGGCACTTGAGAGTATCGAACTCTTTCCTGCATGGGAACCAATTGCGTATGCCGTAGGTGATAGGTGCCGATATAATGGTAAACTTTATAAATGCTATAATGCAATTACTGGCGATAATCCTACATGGACGCCCGATGTGACATCTGCGCACTGGGAAGTAGTTGCAAAACCGGAAGAAGAAGGCACTCTTAGCAATCCTATTGCGGCAGAAGTAGGCATGAGATATTATAAAGACAAGTATTATAAAGAGGGAGATAAGATTTATAAATGTACCAGAGACGATAGTAATGGTCAAGGTACGATTCTATATTATACCCCTTCTCAGCTTGTTGGACAATACTTCGAGGAAGTAGCCGCGTAATTGTAAAGTAAATAAACGATCAGAGGAAAAGTTGATTTTTCCTCTGATTTTTTTTATAATATTATTAGAAATGTAGAAAGGAGAAAATAAGTTGATAAAGAAAACTGAGTTTGAAACCTTAGAGGAATTACAGCGAGTTTATCCAATCGGAAGCATATTTAGCACCGCTATTGAAAAGGAGAGATGGTATTGTCCCTCAGAAGAAGATATAAAAGCTGCTATTTCAATGTGGGGCAAAGAGAATATTACAGTTTTGAACGAGGATACAATAGTCGTTACAAAAAAATTTAATACCTATGTTCAAGGGTATCTTTTTGATGGTGAGTATTGGCGACCCGCGGGCAATGGATGGGATGGCTGGTATGAGCTGGAAGAAGAGGACGAAGACGAAATATAAGTAAGGAGATGTGGTAAAAATATGAGTCAAGATTATAATGCCGACAGTATTCAAACCTTATCTTTCCGAGATGCCATACGTTCAAGAGTGTCTATGTATATGGGCAGCGCGGATAATCAAGGCGTTCTCCAGTGTGTGCGCGAAATAATAACAAATTCTATTGATGAATATACAATGGGCTATGGCGATCGAATACGCGTAACTCTTGATAAAGATAATACGGTTACTGTACAAGATTTTGGTCGTGGAGTTCCTTTTGGCTTGCGTGAAGATGGTACTGACGCACTCGAGGCCATCTATACGATGCCGCATAGCGGTGGTAAGTTCAATGATAAAACTTATCAGAATGTGGCGGGGATGAACGGAATCGGAGCTAAAGGTGTCGCCCTTTCATCAGATTACTTCTTTGTACGGAGTCAGCGTGACGGGAAAATAGCTACTTTGATACTTAGAGATGGTGTTAAACAGGATTTAACAGTAATTGATCAAAAGACTACATGGTCAGGTACCTTTGTTCAATTTACTCCCTCACAGGAAGTTTACAACCTCGAGCCAATTAACATTAATTTTAAAGATATAAAAAAGATGTGCGAAGATTGGTCTTATCTTTGCAAGGGTTTAACTTTTGAACTTGAAGATAAAGTAACAGGAGAAAAAGTTACTTATTATTCCAAAAATGGTCTTGTAGATTTAATGAAAGCAAAAGGCGGAAAGGCATTGAATAAGACCCCTCTAAGCATTTGTTTAAAAGAGGGTGACATAACTGCTGAAATAGCTATGGAATGGACGGATAGCCGTACAGAAACCTCTTATGTCTTTACAAATGGGCTTGAAAATGTTGAGGGCGGTACAAGTTTAACTGGCGTAAAAACTGCTCTTACAAATTTCTTTAAGAAGAAGCTTAAAGGTGAAGCGCCTCCCGAGGTTCTTCGAAAGGGACTTTTATATGCTATAAGTTGCCAAGTTCCAAATCCCTCATTTGCAAATCAGACAAAGACCAAAGTTAATAATATCGAATTAAGGGGTTTGTGTCAGCGCGCGACTACTCAAATGCTTGAAAGCTTTGAACAACAGCACGCGGATGAGTTCCAGCGAGTTCTTGACCTACTTGCAAAAGAACAGAAAGCTGAACTTGCGGCTGAGCGTGCACGAAAGCAAGTTCTTGAAGCTCAAAAAGAAGTCGAAAAGTCTCAAAAGAAAAAATATATTGCAAGCGACAAACTTAAAGACGCAGAGTTCCTTGGACAAGATGCAACCCTTTTAATTGTCGAAGGTAATTCTGCTATGGCTTCAGTAGGAGTCGCGCGCGATGAAAAGACTTATGGTATCATGTGCATACGCGGTAAGATTATTAATGCACTGTCTAATGATGAAGAGAAAATCTACCAGAACGAAGAGATTAAACTTCTCTTGAGTGCGCTGAATATTGTACCGGGGCACTACGATAGTCGCAAACTGAGATATGGACGTGTCGGTGTTTGTACCGATTCTGACTCAGATGGCTACCATATAGGATTGCTTTTGATGGCAGCACTACAGTATCTGGCTCCACAGTTTATTGAAGAGGGAAGACTTGGGTGGTTACGTTCACCTCTCTACATTGTTAAAAATGGAAAAACCGAAAACTATTATTTCACAGACGAAGAAATGGATGCTGCGCGCGGACATATATCAGGGGTTATCCAAAGGAACAAAGGAATCGGTTCATTGACTCCGGAGCAAGCATACAATTCAATGTTTACAGCGAAAAATCAGCGATTTGATATGTTCCAAACCTCACCAGAAGCGTGCGACCTCTTGTACAATCTGATGGGTAAAGATGTAGAGCCACGAACGGATTTTATATTTAAAAATGTAGACTTCTCTATGATACGAGAATAAGATTAAAGGAAGGGAATTTGATTTTCCTTCCTTTTTTTGCTATAATTTTATTATAAAGGGAGGAAGAGTAATGAAAGTTACATTAAAACAAATAAAAGAAGTTTTATCTCAACCGATATCAAAATTTTTTGAGAAGGGCGCAAATTGTACAAAAGAAAAGGTTTATGAGATAATTCAGAAAAGTAAAGGAAAACCTCCCATAGAAATCTATTATGGAGATTTCCATTGCCCGCACTGTGGTGAATACTTATATGCATGGTATCAGTATTGCGCGCGTTGTGGGCAAAGAATTGATTGGAGAGAAGTTAAGTAAAGGAGTATAAAAAATGTCTGAATATATAGAGCGTGAAGCAGTAATTGATGAAATTGAAAGCACAACTTGGTATCACATAAGTTATCAAAAAAATTTAGTTGAAGGAGCTGCGTGTGAAGCTGACGCACTTTATAAAGCCACGGACATTTACAATGTTATAAAGTCAGCACCAACCGCCGATGTGGTTGAGGTGCGGCACGGAGAGTGGGTTGAAGACGGCTATAACGATATTCCTTGCGTGTGTTCGTGCTGTGGAGCGGAAGCGCAATATACAAGCACCTTTGAAGAAACATTTGACTATGATTGGGAAGAAAACTTGTGCTCTACGGGATATGAAGAAATAAGAGAATATATTAGAACACCGTTTTGTCCGCACTGCGGCGCAAAGATGGACGGAGGGAATAACAATGTCGAATGATATTAAAATTGGTGACTTCGTAATATGCGTTGAAATGCAGTATTACGGTGTTTCAGGCGTAGTTATCAAGCAGTATTGTCCTACTGCTGGCGAAGAGCAGACAATGATAAGATGTATTGACGGCAGAGAGTTTCATGCTCCCACAAGATGTTTTTATAAATCTACGATAACCCTGAACTATTAGGAGGAAACAATAATGGCTGATGCAGACAGATGTGTATGTTGTGGAGAGATAGTTCCCGAGGGACGGCAAGTATGCCCGCGGTGTGAGATTGAATTACAGTCTAAACCAGATGTAGGAGCAGTCTTAGGCATTGAAGGAAAAGTAGACGAGAATTTAATAAGCGAAGATTGGATAAAATTTTATAAAGTATGTCCTATTGCATTTTATGAGCTATGTGGACTTCGCCTTACTTTTACTCAAAAAATAATTCTGCGTACATGTGCTTTTCGTGAGAGAACAAAAGATAGGAGAAGATTAAGATGAATTGTCCAATATGTGGTAAAGAGGTGCCATTAGACCTTACTCAAAAAGTAATATGGACTTCATATGGTGAGGAAGTCTGTTGTGCAGATCATTCAGAAGAGCAAATCCAAAACTACCTTAATGGTAATGGTAAGTGTTCTTATTTTCGCCCCGAAGTTGAGAACGCCAAAAACGCAACTTGCCAAGGGATGAAAGGCACGCCTTACGTTACCTGTCAAGGAAAACGTCATTTTTGTTGTCGTGGAGCATAAAAATTGATTTAACTTTAAAATTAAGCTATAATATTAAAAGAAATTGAGGAAAGGAGAGCTAAATGGAAGATTTAACATCAGTCATAAAAGAAAGTTTTATCCAATACTCCGGCGCCGTTCTACAGTCGCGCGCACTGGTTGATGCGAGAGATTGTCTGAAGCCGTCGGCTCGTCAGATTTTCTATTGCCTGTATACGGACAAGTTTCTTCACTCTAAGCCGATGAAGAAAACTCTCAAGGCAGTAGGTAGCGCATCGAGGATGTATATCCATGGTGATTCCAGTTGTGTTGGCGTGATAATGCGTGCCGCGCAACCGTGGGCTATGAGATATCCTCTAATTGAAGTTGAGGGTGGTATTGGTCAGCCAACAGAAACGGGTAACTGGAGTTCACCCAGATATACCAGTTCCCGTCTTAGCGAACTTTCATCATATCTTTTTCGAGATATAGACAAAGACACAATTAAAGAATGGCGCGATAACTATGATGATACCGAGCAATACCCTTCGGTTCTTCCTACTAAAGGCTTCTATAATATTGTAAATGGTAGCGCAGGCATTGGTATAGGCATGAGCAGTAACCTTCCGCAGTTCCGCATTCAAGACATCAATGAGGCTCTTATTCATCTTTTGTGGAATCCTGATTGTGCGTATGATGACATCTACTGTTGCCCCGACTTTGCAACAGGAGGATATCTTCTTAACGAGGCCGCCGTAAAAGAAAGCCTTAAAAAAGGGTCGGGCGCAGCTTGTAAGTTGAGAGCCACGGTTTCCTATGATTCTAAAGAGCGCTGTCTTATCGTAACCGAAGTGCCATATAGTGTTTATACCAATACTATTTGCGCGCAGCTTCACGAGATTATTGAAAGCGAAGAAAATCCCGGTATTGAACGATATAATGACCTTACCAAATTAACACCCTGTCTTAAAATTTACTTAAAGAAGAGTGCCAATCCAGACGTTGTATTAAAATATCTCTATAAAAATACCTCTCTTGAGTATCATTATAGTATTAATCTAACGGTACTGGAAAATGGTAGATTTCCAAGGGTTATGACTTGGCGAGAGCTTTTACAGTCTTATATTGACCATCAGATTGTCGTATATACGCGCGGTTATGAATTTGATTTGGGCAAGATTATGAAGCGACTTCATATTATTGAAGGACTTCTACTTGCTATTGCTTCAATCGACGAAGTAGTTAAAATCATAAAAAGTGCCAAAGATACAAAAGAAGCATCAACAAAGCTTCAATCATATCTTTCGATTGATGAAGTTCAAGCAAAAGCAATATTGGATATAAAGCTCGCGCGCCTTGCACATTTGGAAGTAACCAAGCTTCAAGGTGAACAAAAGGACCTTTTAACAGAGAAAGCTCGAATTGAAGAAATTCTAAACAATTCTGATTTGCTTAAAAAAGAGATTGAAAAAGATTTGCGTGCGGTTGCCACTAAGTTCGGTGACAGTCGTCGTACAAAAATTCTTAACCTAAATGAAACGGAAAATGAAGCCATTGAGGAAAAGAAACTTTTAGTCTCATTTACCAATCAAGGCAATCTTTTCGTACAAGAAAGTTCAACTCTTTATACTCAAAAAAGAGGTGGCGTAGGTACTAAGTTCAAATTAAACCCCAAAGAGTTTATTGTTGATACTCTATCTACGAACACCACGAATGAAATTCTTTTCTTTACAGCAAATGGTGAATTTTTCCATCGTTCAGCTTCTCTTTTGCCCATAGGGGAGAAATTTTCTACGGTTTCTCTTGGAATCATGGGTGCAGACAATATTGTTGCGGTTATGAGTTTAGACAAGAAGGACGTCAATCGTGATATTCTCTTCTTTACAAAGAAGGGACTTATAAAGCGTTCTGCTTTTTCGGAATACAAAATGAACCGTAATGGCTTGTTGAAAGCAATAGAATTGAACGAAGGAGACGAAATTTGTTGCGCTTTCCTTGATGGAAAAGATAAAATTGGAGTCTTAACCGAATTAGGTCAGTTCCTATATTGTGATGTTTCGGAAGTCCGTTCAGTCAGTCGAGTATCCAAAGGAGTTCGTTGTATTAAATTAAACGATGGTGACAATGTAGTTTCTGTACGTCCCATTCCCGTTGAAACGAAATCACTTCTATTTATAACGGGTGAAGGATATACAAAGCGCACACCATTAGACGAATTTTGTCTTGGATCGCGCGGTAACAAAGGAGGAAAGCCACAAAAACTTTCCGACTCCGATTATATGATTGATTTCTTACCGCTTCTGTCTACTGATAAAGAAATTACAATAATAACGTCCCGCGCGCAAATAAGTTTGGATTGCGAGTCAATACCTCTCCAGCTTAAAGATGCGCAAGGAGTCAAATCAATCAAGTTTAAAACTCTGGTTGAGTCTGTTGTAGGACTATATAAATCTTGATAATATTTATGTAAGTAAAGACGAAAAATATATAATTATTGATGTGAACACATTATAAAAAAATACTGGAAAATGAAAGTTTGATTTTTTTTTCAAAATACTTATATAATATTAATAGAAAGTCAGAGATGACTTCGAATAAAAAAATATTAAACAAAAAGGAGTAAACAAAAAATGAAGCTTACTGAAAACGCAACTCTCGTATTCAACTATGTTAAGGAGAATGGTGGCCGTGTCTCGATTCCCGAGCTTGCAGCCGCTCTCAACAAGACTGAGAAGTCTATCAATGGTACTGTAACCGCTCTCGGCTGCAAGGGTCCTCACGCTAAGGGTCTTGTCGATAGAGAGAAGGTCACTGTCGATGGTCAGGAGAAGCCTGTTACCTATGTTGTTCTGACTGATCTTGGTCGTGACTTCGTTCCCTCTGAGGACGAGGAGTAAGTTTAACTTTTATGTCGCCCGAGGTTTATCTCGGGCGACCAAATAAGAACCAATTAAAAAAGGAGAAAAAGAAAATGGCAAGCAATTCAGTAGAAATTATCGGACTTTTGAGTGAAAACAATCTTAAAGAAGGTTCTTATGAGAAAAATGGTAAAAAGAACGATTATATAAGCGGTTCTGTTACTGTTAAGGTCGTTCAGAAGATCGGCGCGGTAGAGAAAGTTCTTGAGATTCCTGTTCATGTTTTTGCGAATAAACTCAAGAAAGATGGCGGCGAAAATCCTGCTTACAAGAGCTGGAAAGAGGTCTCTGGTTATACTTCAATCGCGGCTGCTGGCGGCGAGGATAAGGCAGACGCCGTTCGTATAACCGGTCAGCTCGCAATGAATGAGTATTATGGCAGAGATAATCGTTTTATATCCTTCCCGCAGGTTAAGGGCAGCTTTATCAGAAAGATTCGTAAAGATGACATGAAGATGGGCGCCATATTTGAGTATGACGGAATGATTCGTCAGACTTGCAACGAAGTTGACTCTCAGGGTGTTGAGACAGGCAGACTTCGTATAAATATGTGCATACCTCAGTGGGGTGGTCTTGTTGATGTTATGCCTTTCTATGTTGAGAGTCCTAAGGCTATCGATTTCATAATGGATAACTGGAAGCCTCGTGACACAGTTCCTTTCCGTGGCAAGCTCAACTTCTCAACTAAGACTGAGACTAAGCTTATTGAGACAGCTTTCGGTGAGCCGGAAGAGAAAACCACTACTACTTCTATTAGTGAGCTTATTATAACTGGCGGTGATTTCCCCCTCGAGTCCGGTTATGAGTTCTCGAAGATAGAGGAAGGACTGAGACTCAGAGACGAAAAGCTCGCCGCAGAGAAGGAGAGAACTCGTACTGCGCCCAAGACAAGAAAGGCGCCCGCAACAGACGCTTCAAGCCTTGGTTTTTAATCAAGGAGGTAGATAATAATGGGAATTGATATTCTTAATATTAAGCCGAGTGTTATTTCGAGGGATCTTAAAGGTAAGTATATTTGCATTTATGGTCCCGAGAAATGCGGCAAGACTACCTTTGCGGCACAGATGGATAAGAACCTAATCCTCAGCTTTGAGATTGGTACTAACTTCCTCTCTGGTGTTCGCGCGCAGCCTATCGAAAAGTGGGTCGAGTTCAAGCAGGTTCTTCGCCAGCTTGAACAGCCTGAAGCGAAGGAGATGTATGATACTATCACCATCGATACAGTCGGTGAAGCTTATAGCCTTTGTGAGAAGTATATCTGCCTTCAGAATGGTGTTCAGAAGATTGGTGAAATACCGTACGGAGCTGGCTATACTGCGCTCAAGAGCGAGTTTGAGTCATGCTTGCGTAAAATCACGATGCTTGGTTATGGTATAATTTGTATTTGCCATAGCCAGATAAAGAACGAGGATGCTGGCGATGGTAATACCATCGAGCATATCTCGCCTGCTATGCCCGCAAGAGCAGCAGAAATTGTCAACCGTCTTGTTGACATTATAGGTTATATAAATTGCGAGTGGGATAAAAAGGGAAATTGTACGCGTACTCTGTTGACGCGCGCAACACCTACAATTCTCGCAGGTTCGCGTCTGCCTTACTTGGCGCCAAAGATTCCTTTTGGTTATAATGAGCTGGTATCTGCAATTGGAGATGCTATCGAGGAGCAGGCGAACAAAGATGGAGCAGTGCTGGTAGATAATGTTTCTGCTGGCGCGAAGATGGAAGAGCGTTCTTATGAAGATATAAGGGCCGAAGCTTTTGAGCTTTGGAAGGCGCTCATTGAGCAGGACGAGGAAAATGCCGCCAGAGTCCTTAAAAAGGTTGAGATGATTTTTGGTAGAAAGATGAAGCTCTCTGAAATAACCGAAGATCAGAAGGACCTTTTCGAGTTGGTTTGCGGTGAAATGAAGTCTCTTCTTAAATAATTCTTTCCTTTTAATATATATAAGAGCCGGCTTGTTGTAAGTCGGCTCTTTTGAATTTGCATTTTCGAAAAATTTTTGATATAATATATATATGGAAGAAAAGTTGAAAGTAGGTGTTTCTATTGGCAAAGAAATTGGGAATCGTACATTGCCGAGTTTGTAATGGAGAGATAGATAGAAATACAACAGAAGAGGGTAAAGACTGGCTGATGCGGTCGAAAGGATGGTTTTATCATAAAGATTGCTATGATAGTTGGGTAGCAGAAAAAGATAACCTCCACGCCAGTAAAGGAAATGAAGAATGGCTTGACTACACTTGGGAGTTCTTAACAAAAGAAATGTTAATGGAGATTGACTTCATTAAGTTTAAAAAGCAGTGGGAAAGCTATTTGAAAAAGAATATGACCGCCAAAGGAATTTATTTTTCTTTAAGGTATTATTATGACATACAGAAAGCCCCAAGAAATAAAGCCAAAGGTGGAATTGGTATTGTTCCATATGTTTATGACGAGGCGTGTAGTTATTGGGTTGAAAGAGAAAGAAAAGAGAAAGGTATCTGTGAAAGAATTACACAGCAACTTAGGTTGCGCGCAGAAGCTGAGCGAAAACGTGGCGTTAAAACACAGACAAAACAAGCTACCAAAAAGAAAAAGAAATATTCTCTTGATATGATAGAAATGGAGGCAGAAAATTGATTGTTGATAAGAGAATTACACAACAAATCTTTGGTTGTCTCTTAAAGCATCCGCAGTATTTAGGAGAATCAGACAAGTATTATTTAACTCCGAATGATTTTCAGAGCAGATTTGAGAAATTTTTGTTTTCGGCAATTTGGGAGTTATATTCACAAGGCGCAAAGAAGATTTCGGCTTTTGACGTTGAGAACTGTTTATCAACGAACGAAACAGCGAAGAATAGTTTTGAGACTAATAATGGAATCGAGTATCTTCAAGATGTTGAGGAGTTTTCAAATGAAGAAAACTTCCCATATTATTATAATAAGTTAAAGAAATTTAATATGTTAAATGCTTATCAAAAGATAGGTGTTGATATAAGTGAGTTTTATATTGAAGATAGTTTTGATCCACGCGCGCAAGAGGTAAACGAGAAGTTTGAACAACTAACGACTACGGATATCTCAAATGCGATTAGAAAGAAGCTCGCGCGCATTGAAAGTGAATACTCAAAGACAGAAGAAGTTCAGAGTTGGGATATTGGCGAAGAAATTGATGGAGTTATTGACGGATTTGGCAATCCTTCATTTATTGGACTTCCTGTACAGGGAAAAATTTATTCGCAGGTTATTAATGGCGCCGAAAGAGGAGCTTTGACAATTCGTAGTAGCGGAAGCGGTGTTGGTAAGACGAGGTCCGCGGTTAGTGATGCGTGTTATTTAGCATTTCCTTTTCGGTATAATGACAAGACGTGTGAATGGGAACAAATTGGTTCTTCGGAAAAGATTCTGTTTATAATGACAGAGCAGAGACCCGAGCAGATTATGCGTATGATAATTGCATATCTTACGGGTATTAATGAGAGTCGATTCAAATATGGTGGATTCTCAGAAGAAGAAAAAATTCTTATAGAACAGGCGCGCGAGATTATCAAAGAATATCGAGATAATTTTCACATGATTCGTATTCCGAACCCAACGATTGAGCTGATAAAATCGGTTGTGAGAGAAGAATTATTGAATTATGAAGCATTGGCGGTTTTCTATGATTATATCTTCATTGGTCCGGCACTTCTTGGCGAGTTTCGAGGCTTTAATATAAGGAACGACGAAGCTCTGTTGATGTTCGCAACTGCGCTAAAAGATTTGGCAATAGAACTTGATGTTGCGGTTTTTACATCAACTCAGGTTAATGCAAATGCAGATAATAATACTTCTATACGTAACGAAGCTTCTCTCGCGGGCGGTCGTTCAACTATTAACAAAGCTGATAATGGTGCAATTATGGCGCGCCCAACTAAGGAGGAACTTGAGTTAATTCAAAATTTGGCAACGATTGAACCAAACATAGTCACAGATGTGTTTAAGGTACGTAGTGGACAGTGGTCGCAAGTTCGTATTTGGAGCTATTTTGATATGGGAACAATGCGAAAAGAAGATTTGTTCATTACCAATAGCCAGATGGAGCCAATTAATGAGTTCTTTAATGAATATGCTTTTGATGTTGAAAGCTGGGAAGAGGGGCAGAAACAAGAGGTTATTGATTATATTGAAAAATTAAACTTAGAACTGAAAGGGGGATAAGTCTTGAATTATAAAGAATTAGTTGATAAGCTCGATTCAAATAAAGTTAAAGGACTTTTATTAGAATTAGGTGCGGATGAAGTACAAGAAACAAACAGCTTTCTTCTCACAAATACAATTTGTCACAATGCGCACGATGGTAGCTTTAAGCTTTATTACTATAAAAATACTCATTTGTTTTATTGCTATACTGAATGCGGTCCAATGAGTATTTTTACTTTCCTAAAGCATTACTACGAAACAAGGAATATTGATTATGACTGGTATTCTGATGTTTATGAGGTCGTGCGTAGTTGTAGTGCATCGGGTCTTATTCGAGAGAGCTTTGGAGTAGAACCTCATCAACTTCTTAAAGACAAATATGCGCCTATTGTTCGCACACAGAATTTGCCCACATATCCCGAAGGCATCTTAGACGTATTCCAAAAATGCTATCCCGCGCAGTGGTTAGAAGAAGGTATTTCTGAATCCGCAATGGATAAATACAATATACTTTTTTCCTCTTCTCAAAACAAAATTATCATTCCTCATTATGATGTGAATGGGAATTTGGTTGGAATTAGAGGTCGCGCGCTTAGTGAGTGGGAAGTTGAGAATGTTGGTAAGTATATGCCAGTTCAGATTGAGCAGAAGTGGTATTCACATCGACTTTCACTTAACCTTTATGGACTAAACCATACAAAAGCCAATATACAAAAATATGGGATAGCTTTTATTATGGAAGGGGAAAAATCTATTCTTAAATTAGAAGATTTCGAGACCCCAAACTGCGGCGTAGCAATTTGTGGTTCTAACTTTAATAAATATCAGTTGAACTTACTAATGCGCGAATGCAACCCAAAAGAAATTTGTTTATGCTTAGACAATGAGGAAAAACCTCATCATGAGGATTATTTTAATAAACTATATGGAATTTGTAAGAAATATAATAAGTATGCCACCTTCTCCTTTATATATGATGATTCTGGACTGACTCGGAAAAAAGATAGCCCAGTAGACCAAGGAGAGGCTGTCTTTTTAAAGTTATTGGCAAAAAGGAGAATTATTAAATGAAAGTTAAGTTAGAAAATCCAAATTTTACTCAAGATTATCTTCGGAACTTGCTTGCTGCGCGCGGCGTTGAAAACTTTGAAGAGTTTCTCTGTCCGACCTCGAAGTATCTTGAGCCTCCATCGAATCTTGAGTTTGTAGATAAAGGCGTTGAGCTGCTTCAAAGCACGATATTGGAAAATAAGCCAATTCTTTTAGTAGTTGATTGCGATTGTGATGGTTTTACTTCCTCTGCGATTATTTATCAGTATATTAAAAAACATGCACCTGAGATTGAGATTGAGTATGTTCTTCACGAAGGTAAGCAGCACGGATTAGAAGATACTATTGATAAGATAATTGCTCAAGAAAAAACCTATGGACTTGTTATACTTCCCGATAGCTCAAGTAACGATTATGAATATCATGAGCGATTGGGTGAATTGGGAATACCTTGTTTAGTGTTAGACCACCACTTGGCAGATCCTCCGTTTAGTGATAACGCAGTCATAATTAACAACCAGCTTTCACCACGGTATAACAATAAGGCTTTAACTGGCGCGGGAGTCGCATATCAGTTCTGTCGGCGTTATGATGAGGTTTGTGGTACGAATTTTGCAGACGAATTTATTGATTTGGCAGCACTTGGTGTAATTGGAGATATGGGTTCTGTATTGGACATGGAAAATCGTTATATTATTACTAAAGGACTATCCAATGTTAAGAATTACTTCTTCAAAACAATTGCAATTAAACAGGCCTATTCAATAACAAAGCAGATGGCTTCTTCGTGGAGTGAAATTCAAAACCATCTGACTCCAATTACTGTTGCTTTTTATATTGTACCACTAATAAACGCCATGATACGAGTTGGTACTCAAGCGGAAAAAGGTCGTCTTTTTCTTGGACTTATAAATGGACATGAGATGGTACCTTGCAACAAGAGAGGCGCAAAAGGTACGATGGAAGAAGTGGCAGTTGAAAGCGTACGTGAATGTGTAAATGCACGAACCCATCAGAATAAAGATAAGGAATCAGCAGTCGCGCGCATTGAGAGTAAGATATTTAAGTATGACCTTTTGGAGAATCAGATTTTATTTGTACGCTTGGATGAGGAAGATGTGTTTCCTCCTGTGCTAAATGGTTTAGTTGCCACTCAGCTTGCGGAGAAGTACAAACATCCTACTATAGTAGCTCGTCTTAATGATGATGGTATGATAAAAGGTAGTATTCGTGGTGTTAGTAACAGTGAGTTCAATAATTTTAGAAGTTATCTAAATGACACGGGATTATTTGAATTCGTTCAAGGTCATGAGTCCGCGGCAGGCTGTGCAATACCGGAAAAGAATCTTCGGAAACTCCATGAACTTGCGAATAAGGAACTAAGCGAATATAATTTTACTGAAGCTTTCTTCCCAATTAATTTTTCTCGATTTGCAACCGATTCGGACTTAGCGGAATTAATTACTGATTTAACTGAGGATGATTCAATTTGGGGAACAGGAAATCCGGCACCACTTATATACGTCCATAATATTACCATAAATCGAAATGATGTTCAAGTTATGGGTAAAAATCATAATGCGGTTCGTTTCTCAAAAAATGGAATTGTTTATGTAAAAACTTATGGTGCGGAAGAACTTATCGATAAGCTTAATCGATATCCAGAGCTTGATATAGAAGTAGTAGGTGAACCTAACCTCAATGAATGGTGTGGAACGACTACTCCTCAAATTTTAATAAAAGAAGCGGAAGTTCATGACGCACGATTGTCATTTTAAGAGTAGGGCCACTTGTCATATGACAAGTGGTCTTTTGAAAGTTGCAAAATAAAATTTTTTTTGTTATAATATTTATATAAGAAAAGAGAAAGAAGGAGATAATATGGCAATTTTCTATATTGCAGATACTCATTTTGGACACGAAAATGTTATACGGTTTGACAAGCGCCCATTTGCAAATACGGAAATGATGAAAAATGATATGATAGAGCGATGGAATAAAAAAGTTGGTAAGAATGATACCGTGTATATACTCGGAGATTTTTGTTGGAAAAATGTAAACCCACTTGAGATGGGCGCGGAACTTAACGGGCGTAAGGTTCTGATTACGGGGAATCATGATAGGGAACTTCCTAAACAGACTCGTGGACTCGGCGGGTTTATTGGACAGGAAAAGTTTCTTGAGATTAAGGATAATGGTCGCCATGTGATTCTTTGCCACTATCCCCTGCCTTTCTATCGTGCGGCTTATAATGAGGATTTTTGGATGCTCTATGGTCATGTTCATGGCACGATAGAGGAAGACCATCTGCGGAGACTCCGAAAAGAAGTTGTTAATGTTGCTCACGATGCGCCCGGCCGCGCAACAGGTCAGTTTATGAACGTTGGTTGTATGATGCCTTGGATGGATTATATTCCAAGGACTCTTGATGAAATAATAGAAGCATGGAAAATTCGATATGAAGCCCGCACAATGTAAGGAGGTATAAGAATGGGACTTGATAATGGAATTGTTGTTAGAACAAAAGAACAAAGCCAAGTTTTTGGTTGGATACAGAAAACAGTATTTAACGCGAGCGACGAACCAACGCTGGTTAATGATGAAAGTGGATATAAATACGAATATGATGTTACCTATTGGAGAAAATGTTATGGTATAAGGTCTTTTATACTTAGCGTTTATCGTAGAAATCATCCAGATGATAAAACAGATGGTAGATATTCTTATAATCTTACTACCGATGATATCAAAGACATTCAGTGGTTTCTTCATCATTGTGTAATATCAGAGCAATACTATAATGACCAGACGAATAGCATTTGGGAGTATAAAGACTTACGCCCCATTCTTGAACAGCAGGTTCGTAGTTTGGAAATTCTTCTACAAGAAATAGCAAAGCAAGGCAATAACATTAAGGTTATTTTTTATGATAGTTATTAATTTTAACTTGACTTTTGATGGAATAAATGGTATAATATATATAGAAAATGGTAGGAGGTGGTGCTAAATGAAAACTACTTTGAACTATCCGGGTAGTTTACATTAGTGCAAAATCATACACAGTATAGCAACCTGCGACTTCGAGATTGTATAATTCGAGAGAATCAGTTGATTGATTATGCAATCGAACTTGGACATTCTGTTGTGGCTATAACTGACCATGAAGCGTTGAGTTGCCATATTAAAGCGCAGAAGTATTATCGAAAAATTAAAGAGAAGAATCCTGATTTTAAGTTAATTTTAGGTAATGAAATTTATCTTTGCCGCGATGGCTTGACAAAAGATAACTTTATTTCGGGACAGGACCGATATTATCACTTTATTCTTCTTGCAAAAGATGAAATTGGTCATGCACAGTTGAGAGAGCTTTCGACGAGGGCTTGGAAAAGAAGTTGGATGTCTCGTGGTAAGATGAGGCGAGTTCCAACTTATTATTCAGACTTGTTTGATGTTGTTGGAGCAAATCCCGGTCATATAATCGCGAGCACTGCCTGCTTGGGTGGATGTTTGCCGACGCAGATTATGCGCGCGTCTCGTACACCAAATGACACTCAACTTCTTGAGAGAATTGATAACTGGGTTATACAACTGCACAAGCTTTTTGGCGAAGGTAATTTTTATCTTGAGCTTCAACCCTCAGAGTCAATAGAGCAGACTTATGTTAATCGAAAGCTTATTGAGATGGGAGAGCGTTTGGGCGTACCGTATATTATTACTACGGATAGTCATTATCTAAAGAAAGAGGACGCTCCAATACACGAAGCTTTTCTTAATGCGCAGGATGGCGATAGAGAAGTCAAAAGCTTTTATTTGACGACTTATATGATGGATACCGAAGAGCTTGAGAGCCATCTTGATTTGACGAAAGAAGAGTTAGAAACCGCATATAATAATATACTTGCAATTAAAGAGAGTTGTTGTGATTATGACTTAACAAAACCTTTGGAGATTCCGATTCTACCTTGGAGAGAATTTAATCCGAAGAATATATTAAGACCTGCAATGCGCGCGGCAATACCTCATTTTGAAACTTTTGAGAAGTCCGACTTCATAGGAGATCGTAAGTTAATTGACTGTATCGTTGAAAAAGTTGAAAGTGACGAAAGACTTCAAAATAAAGAAACTTATGATGCGATAGAGGACTGTCTTGAGAAAACGTGGACATCTTCAATTAAGAATAAGACTCATTGGAGTTCATATTATCTTAACTTACAGAAGATAATTGATTGTTGCTGGGATGCCGGAACATTAGTGGGGCCGGGCCGCGGTTCGGGCGTTGGTTTCATTTTGTTGTATCTGTGCGATATTACACAGATAAACCCGTTATGGGAGACGGTACAGACAAAGTCGTGGAGATTCTTGAATCCCGACCGTGTTAGCGTACTCGACGTGGATATCGATATAGAAGGAAGTCGACGTAAGAAGGTGCTGCAATATCTTCGACAGGTTTATGGTGAAGATTATGTCACAAATGTTGCAACCTTTGGAACAGAAAAGCCAAAATCTGCTATACTCACGGCTGCGCGCGGACTTGGTATTGATATAGATGCGGCATCAGCAATAGCCGCGCTTATTCCAGTTGATCGTGGTCAGCCGCGCAGTTTAAGACAGTGCTTTTATGGAGACGAGGAAGCAGGATTCGCACCAGTTAAGCAGTTCGTATATGAGATGACAGAGAACTATCCCGAACTTTGGGAAGTTGCGCTTCGTATTGAGGGATTAGTTAATCGTCTTGGTCAGCACGCGGGTGGAGTTATCTTTACAGATAAGCCAATGGTTGAGTATACTGCGCTCATGCGCGCACCTGATGATACGTTGGTGACAGCATATGACCTCCACGATGCAGAGTCAGTGAGTTTGATTAAATATGACCTGTTGTCCATCGAAGGTTTGGATAAGATTCATAATGAGTTGGATCTTTTGACTGAATATGGATATGTAACTCCAGAGGCAACTTTAAAAGAAACATATGAAAAAGTTGTTGGTATTTATAATCTGGAGCGTGATAATCCTGAGATGTGGAAAATGATATGGGAACATCGTGTCCTAAGTCTTTTCCAAATGGAGCAGCAAAGTGGTATTCAAGGTATTGCATTAACTCATCCCGAATCTGTTGATGATTTGGCGCACTTGAACTCGGTTATTCGACTGATGGCGCAGGAGAAAGGCGCCGAGCTTCCTTTGGCGAAATATGCACGTTTCAAAAACGATATAACTCTTTGGTATGATGAAATGGACCATTATGGTGTTAAAAAAGAACATCAAGAGCTGCTGAAGAAGATTTTGTTAAATTCTTACGGTATTTGTGAGGCGCAGGAATTGTTCATGGAACTGGTTCAGATTCCGGAATGTGGAGGTTTTGATCTGAACTGGGCAGATCGACTCAGAAAGTCTATCGCAAAAAAGAATGCATCAGAATTTGAGGCGTTAGAGAAGGAATACTATTCTGTCACCAAAGAAAAGGGTCTGGATGAACATCTTTGTAATTATGTCTGGTCAGTCTTAGTCTCCACATCGCGTGGATATGGCTTTAACCTGAGTCATACCCTATCATATTCTCTCGTTGCACTGCAGGAAATGAACTTAGCATTTAAGTATCCTGTTATTTTCTGGGACTGTGCGTGTTTGATCAATGATGCGGGCGGAACAAATGGAGAAGAGGATGAAGATGAAGAAGAGTTAGAATCTTGTTGCGAGGAAGCTGTCACTTCGTCAATAGATAGTTTTGTTGATGAGGAAGATGACGATGATGACGAGGAAGATGACGAAGAAGAAGCTGTAAAAAAAGTAGAGAAGAAAAAGAAAAAGGTCAAAAGCACGAACTATGGTAAAGTGGCAACTGCGATTGGCAAGATGCGCGCGGAGGGTGTTTCAATTGTGCCACCGGACATTAACGAATCAACTTTAACTTTTTCTCCTGATGTTGAAAACTCAGAAATTCGTTATGGTCTTACGGGTATAACAAGAGTCGGTGCGGATGTTGTAAGTGAGATTATCAAAAATCGTCCATATCAGAACTTGGAAGATTTATTAAATCGTGTCAAAATGAAGAAACCGCAAGTTATAAACTTGATTAAGGCTGGCGCATTAGACTGTTTTGGAGACAGAACAGAAATTATGCACGAGTATATTGGTATAATTGCGGGAAAAAAGAAAAGAATCACACTTCAAAATATGAGGATGCTGATTGATTTTGGTTTAATTCCGGATGAGTATGATATGGTTCGCAGAGTTTTCAACTATAACGGATATCTACGAAAACTTATCGATGAAGATAAAAAGATATATCTCTTGAATGATATTGCACTGGGCTTCTACGAGAAAAATTTTGATATGGATAAACTTAGAGAAGACCCGCGCGCGGAATCTGGGTTTGGTATATTAAAAACTACATGGAAATCTATTTATGATTCCTATATGGATAAGGTAAGACCATATGTTAAAAAGCACAGCGAAGAACTTTTAAATGCCGTTAATGATCGTCTTGAAAGTGATATGTGGGAGAAGTATTGTAAAGGCAGCCTAAGTAAGTGGGAAATGGATAGCGTCAGTTTTTATTCCCATCCTCACGAACTTGAGGGCGCAAATCTCGACCCATATCATTGTATTGACTTTTTCTCTTTGCCCGAAGAGCCGAAAGTAGTTGAGACAATTACAATTAAAGGAAAGAATATTCCTCTGTATAAAATTTCTCGTATTGCGGGTACAGTCTTGGATAGAGATAAGAATAAGCACTCAGTAACCCTTTTGACAACTACGGGTGTTGTTACGGTTAAGGTATTTGGTCCTGTGTTCGCGCATTATGACAAGCAGATAAGTGAGCGCGGAGAAGATGGCAAAAAACATGTCATTGAGAAGTCATGGTTTGCGCGCGGTTCAAAAATTATCGTAAGCGGTATTCGTCGTGGAGATGCTTTCATTGCTAAAAAATATGCACGCACACCGTGGCACTTGGTTGAAAAAATCGATATAGTCAATGATGATGGGAGCATAGTTTTAAAACGAGAGCGCGCAGGAGATGAAGAGGAATGAGCATAGCGTTATATGATGATGACTTTCGACGTTATGTTCATGTCCCCTTTAATCTCGAGCTTATGAAGCTGGCAACTTACTATAAGCGAAAGAACGAAATAGTAGTTTTAACACCCAGTATCCAAAAGGACCGTTATTCTACTACTTTTTTGCGAAAAGACTATGACGATGGTATTTTCATTCCAAACCCTTCATCTTATCCGAATCTAATTACAGGTGGACTTGCATACTCAAGCGGGCGTTACATTCCAATGGATACCGATATTGAACGATGTTGTGCGGATACAAGTATTTATAGTCGAGTTGCTCCAATGTTTTGTAAAAACCAGTTCTATACCCAAGCTTTCAAAACAATGACTAATGCAATCCACCTACGACTCTCGCTCGATGGCACCAATATTTGGAGTGCGTATGCCACCCAGTTGCCGCCCCTTCGTAATAGTCACTGTCTATTTCTCCATGACCCCAATCTTGGAGAAATAGAGGGTGCGCGCGATGTAATCAATAGCCTATTAGACCATATGCCAGACAGACCTTTGGGGCGGCGAGTTGGCTCAAAATTTCCAATTGTTGCTAAGGACGGTCAAGACCTTTTAGCTTGGACAGATTTTCGTAATACCGCTGCATTTTATTCTTTACAGTATGATGGGATAATGGATGATGAAGTGTTCCACGATTTCGTTCTGCGAACTCGAGGAACTTCCATTTCCTATCAGCTTATTTATAATATTTCCGCGGGTGCACGGTATGCAACGGATGATTTTTTAACGAATGGACTACCAAGAATTTTTAAGCAAATCATCTTTTCACGAAGTCATAAGTTAAAAATTCGACTTTATTATGACGACGATTTTTTCCTCGATCCGAACTGGAAAAAACTAATGTCTTTATGGCAAATATACGCCACACAACCCCGAACAAACGATAACGAGTTCTTTTTACACCGACCTTTTTATTTGTTAATTAATGGCATTGAGAAAGGTTGGTATCAGGCCGAAGGACTTCATAAAAAGCAAGATGTCATTGAAGTCTTTAATTTTGTTCGAGAAAATAATTATGAACTATTTAAATTGTTCTATGATTGTACGTCAGTCACACTAAAAGGAGGTAATTTTGAGAATGACACAAATCGAGATTAAAGAAGCAATAGACGAAAACAATCGTATTATCGAAGCTCTTTTCCGTCCCAACGAGTTTACTCTTAATAATACTGTGCAGAAGCTTCTGAAAGAAAACGCAGAGCTTCAAAAGCAGTGTCATCATGAATTTGACGGCGGTTATTGTATTTATTGTTATAAGGAGGCACCCGAAAATTGAAGATAATTCTATATACGACCCACTGCCCGCAGTGTAAGATATTGGAAAACAAACTCCAGTCTAAGAACATAAGTTATGAAGTTTGTGAAGATTTAGACACAATGCTTATGAAAGGATTTAGGTCTGCGCCGAACCTTGAAGTAGACGGAGAGATTTTTGATTTTAGAAATGCCGTTCAATGGGTAAATCAGCAGGAGGTACAAGCTTGAATATAAACGTAAGACTTAGTAAGAATTTTACTACTCAGTATAATAAAATGCAGGAGAAGTACGGCGAAGAATTTGCGGAGCTAAACGGCTTTAGTGACAAGCAGCTGAGTTTTACCGACTTTATCAATAATTTTATTGATACAGAGACTGTGGCAGATGCTTCTATTGATAGTAGCGCCAACGTTGGCAATAAAGATATGAGAACACTCTTAAACGAGATGCCGAAGTCGCACAGAAAGCTTCTTGCATTTAATAAAATTTATTATGAGCTGAATAAGAAGTATGGCTTCCAATGTGCGAATGACTGGTTGGATGCAGAGTGGTCTCGCGCTTTGTATTTGCACGACGCTGATACATCTACGTTTAAACCGTACTGCTTTGCGTACACGCTTGAACGACTCGCTGAAGAGGGACTATTCTTCTTAAATAACTTCAACTACGAGCCCGCGCGCCATCTTACTACATTTGTAGATTTTGTTAAGGAGTTTGTAAGCTATACAAGCAATCTAACTTCTGGCGCTTGTGGTTTACCAGATTTGATTCCGTATATGTACTATTTCTGGTCAAGAGACGTGGCTAATAATTACTATACCCAGTCTCCAGATACGTATGCGCGACAGAATATTCAACGCTTGATTTATGCCGTCAATCAACCGGCCGTGCGTGACTCCATACAGAGCGCATTTACGAACGTGAATTTCTTCGACACACCCTATCTGGTTGCGTTATTTGGTGGCAAAGAGTTCCCCGATGGCAAGCCGATGATTGATGAGCTGGATGGCATTATGGAATTTCAGAAGATGTTCCTTGTCGAGATGAGTGACATTCGCGCGAAGAATATGTTCACTTTCCCGGTATCTTCAATCTCACTCATCTATAAGGATGGACACTTTGAGGACGAAGAATTTGCTCGATGGGCTGTTCGACATAACATGAAGTGGAGCGACTCCAATCTCTTTACAAGCGATTCGGTTACTTCGCTGTCCAACTGTTGTAGATTGAAAAGCAATATTCGTGATCTTGGCTTCTTCTCATCGATTGGTGGTACTGCGCTAAGGGTAGGTTCTGTTAAGGTTTCTACCATTAACCTCGCACGCATTGCTTATGAGTCAGAATCTGAACAGGATTATTTGTGCCGACTTAGAGACAGAACCGAGCTTGACCTTAAAGTGCTTGATACGGTGCGTCATATTATCCAGCGTGATTGCGAGAAAGGACTTCTTCCGAATTATGATGATGGACTCATTGATATGGCAAGTCAGTACAATACTATTGGCGTCATTGGAATATACGAGACAATGAAGCATTTTGGTTATATCCGACTCGACGAAATGGGTAATACTTTCTATACCGAAGAAGCGGATAATTTTGGACGGAGGATTTTTGAAGTCATTAATATGACAAAGGAACAATTTGTTCTGGACAAAGATTATAAAATCTCTATCGAACAAATTCCGGGTGAGTCGGCGGCTGCTAAATTACAGCAGGCTGATGAGTATCTGTTCCCGGATAAAGTGGTCAAAGATCTGCCTCTGTATGGTAACCAGTTTATTCCGCTTGGTATTAAGACAACAATGAAAGAAAGAATACGAATTGCCGCACTATTTGACAGCTATTGCAATGGAGGTTCGATTGCACACCTAAATTTGGATGCACCATTTAACTCCTTCGAGCAGGCTTGGGACATGACCAATTATATTGCTTCACAGGGACTAACTTATTTTGCTTTCAATACAAAAATTCAAGCCTGTAAACACAACCACGGATTCTATGGAAGCGTATGTCCTGCTTGTGGAGAACCAGTAGCGACTGAGTATACTCGTATCGCAGGTTTCTACACCCCTGTCCGTACTTGGTCTCGCGCGCGGAAGGAAGAGTTTAAAATGAGAGAATGGGAGGATGTGAATAAGTGAGTCTCGCAGGAACAAAACTATCAAAAATCAAAAAACTAATTGCCCAAGTTGAGAAGATTTCCAATGTAGAGGATCCCACGCTATCTTTTGAGTTCTTAATCGGGAGTCTTTATCCCGAGGTCTATGGTAACGTACAAGAAACCATAAGGTATGCGCGCACTCAAGGCTATATTGATGCTTCTCTTGATGATTACCGGGAAGATATACAAAGAGATATAAAATTAAATATACTCAATAATGAAGTAGAGTCTCTTGGGAGGCTTGTGGATAATGTTTGGGAAAAGGTTCTTGAAATGGCTGCTCTTGTTGACAGCGAGAAACAAAAGCTTTCGCCAACATCCACAGATAAAGATGAATTTTTCATTAATCTTATGCTTCCGCGTATTGTAGGTATAAAGAAAATTTGCGATGTGGCGATTCTTGAGCTGCATTTAAATGAGGGTACAGAAAATGGAGATTAAACTTAAAGGAATAGTAGATGAAGATGTCGTCAACTATCGAAAGACCTCGATGTTTATAATTTTTCCAAGCTGTGATTTCAAATGTGAGAAGGAGTGTGGGAGGGCTGTTTGCCAAAACAGCTCTCTCGCACAAGTCCCAATTCTAAGTTATGATGATAAAGAAATTATCAAGCGTTATATTGATAATCCTTTAACTCACGCGATTGTAATTGGTGGATTAGAACCTTTTTATTCTATCACTTCAATGGAACAGGTCTGCGCACTGGTCAGTCTACTTCGTGATGATTATGGCTGTCTTGACGATGTTGTTATTTATACAGGTTATACCGAAGCAGAGCTGACTGGAGAAAAGGAAGGTCTTTCTATAATTCAACAGCACCTCTTTCAGAACCTAATCGAAACACCTAACATTATTATAAAGTTTGGACGTTATCGCCCAGATGATGTCTCTCATTATGATTCTGTTTTGGGTCTTAACTTGGCAAGTCTTAATCAATATGCAAAGAGGTATAATACTGTTGAAAATAATTGAGAATGATGATAAAGAACGAGTTGCGCATATACGAGCCCTCCTGAAAACTACAGGAGGGTATTGTCCCTGTGCAATTATAAAAGATAAAACGACTAAATGTCCTTGCCAAGATTTTCGCGCGCAGACTACCCCCGGACTCTGCCATTGCGGTCTATATCAAAAAATAGACGAATAATCTTGGCTTGCTCTTGTTGACTTTATAAGCAACAAAGCTACTTTCTAATGGAGAGTAAACAAAGATAAATAAAAATTGATTTTTTCTCTTTTATATATTATAATATATATAGAAAAGAAAAAGGAGAAGAAACTATGAGAAAGGTAAGCAAAGAAGATATAATTCAGATGAATGAATTGTACCAAAAACTGGGTTCCTATGCCGCTGTCGCACGTGAGATAGGTTTTAGTGCATCTACTGTTTCAAAATATGTTGACAAGAACTATAAGAAGGTTGATGAGGCGACGATAATCCGCTATCAAGGAGATCTGCCGGAGTTCGTTGTAGAGGAAGTCAGCGCTTATGAGAATCTTGGAGATTTGTGCATATTAGATGATGAAGAAGAGGCTGAGCTTAAAATTCTTTGGGGGGAGATGCAAATATGACTTATTTTGAATTAAGACCTGCAATAAATGACGACAAAGCACTTGAAATCCAAGTTACAGAAGAGTTTTTGGATAAATACAATGTTTGTACTTCTGGAAGCTATGGAGTTTTACCTTCTCGACTTCTTGAACTCTCTTATGCCAACTATCTTCGTTTTTGTCGAGATATACTTGGCGCCACTCTTTATGGAAAAGGACATAAATATATAACCGTTTATTTTAAAAATGATTCGGCTACTCGTCAGTTTGTTAGGCTCCTTAACGCAAGAATGGAGTTAGTGATAATGGACCACGAAAATCCTCTTTCCAAATATGAGAGTGTTGGAATTATCTAAAAAGGAGGAATAAGTATGAAAATATCGGTTTGTATTGGACATGGTAAATCTCAGTCTGGTCAATACGATAGCGGTGCCGTAGCAAGCGGATATCAGGAATTTAAGCTTGCGCGCGCAATAGGCAAATGTCTAAAGCAGGAACTCAGCAAGTATAACTGCACTGTTGACCTTATAAACTACGATGGAGACAAGAACCTTGCAGAACGTATTAAGTATGTCAACTCTAAGGGATACGACCTTAATATGGAACTCCACCTCAACGCGGGCGGCGGCACTGGTCCAGAAGTTTATTATAAGCACAATAGTAAGCAGGGTAAAGCTCTTGCGGCGGCTATTAGCAAGTCAATTGCTACCAATTTTGGTCTTAAAGATAGGGGCGCAAAGACAAAGCTTGTTAGCGGGCAGGATTACTTCGGATGTGTAAGAGAAATCAAATGCATGTCTTTCCTTGTAGAAACTGTATTCATCGACACTAAGGGAGACCGCGACAAGGTTATCTATGCAAGTGGACAGGAACAGTGCGCAAAAGCCATTGCGACTGCAGTTGCTAAGTATTATGGTCTGGGACGTAAAGAGACACCGAAGCCTGCGCCGGCGCCTTCTCCGAAGCCCACGCCTTCTCCCAAGAAGAGCAACACCGAAATTGCCAAAGAAGTAATCCAAGGCAAGTGGGGCAACGGAGCCGAGAGAAAGAAACGTCTTGAGGATGCTGGATATGACTATGCGGCGGTCCAGAAAGAAGTTGAAAGATTGCTTGCGGAACAGAAAAAGCCTGCAAAGAAATCTGTTGACGAGGTCGCGCGCGAAGTAATCGCAGGAAAGTGGGGCAATGGTGCAAAGAGAGTGTATAATCTCACTAAAGCCGGCTATAACTATGTTGCTGTTCAGAAGAGAGTAAACGAAATTCTCAGAGGGAAATAATTTGTATTTTTCTTAAAACTTTGCTATAATATTTATAGAAAGTGAGAGAAAAAGAAATGACTAAATCAGATAAAAAATTTTTTGAGGTCGCGCGCGGAGTAAGTCAGCTATCAGACTTCTCGCGCACAAAGATAGGCTGTATTGTAGTTGACGGTAAGCGAATATTGTCAAGTGGATATAACTCCAATAAAACAAATCCGACTCAACAGCGCTACAATTACTATCGTAATATTGATATGCGCTTTCCCGCGAAAGTCCATGCAGAAGTATCTGCCTTGAACTCTCTGATAGGGAAAAAAGAAATTGATTTTGGTCGACTTAAAGTTTTCGTTTACCGAGAGCTTTGTGACGGAACTTTGGCTCTCGCGCGACCTTGTCCGAGTTGCCTGCAACTTATACGAGATTTGGGAATTACAAAAATTTTCTATACCACAAAAGATGGTTTTGCGGAAGAGCATCTAAGGAAAATTTGAAAGCTTCTCTTATTTTTGATATAATATATATAGAAAGTAGGAAATCTACTTTCTTCCGCTAACTGGTAAGCTAAGGTTGCTTCTCCTACCCCACCTTAGTTTGCCTAACGCTTTGGTAAGGTATATGGACTTACATTGCGGGCGAGTGCGTTAAGCACGGGTGGAGTGGCTGCCCATCCTGACATAAATAGCAGCCATTTTTATGGGAGTGTAGTCCAACGGCAGAGACAGCAGATTCAAAATCTGTTCAGTGCGAGTTCGAATCTCGCTACTCCTACCAACCGGCTCAGCCGGAGGAAGCGTTATCATGGATTTTGGTTGTTAAACTACCACCGGCGCGCAAGCGATATGTGGCATTAGTGGGAAACGCTATATAAGGACGCAAAGCAAACGACCCTTTCCTTTCTTTGAACCTTGAAAAAAGCATATCTTATAACTCAGTGAATAGTTCGTTTTCAGACGGACACTGAGGCGCGCTGGTAAGTCAGTTGATATTATACGAAGCAAGGATACTTGCGGATACGGCTGTGTCATAAAAGGTGACGATTATGATGGAGGTTAGTAGCCAAAACGAGAGGCGCGGCGCTCAGTAGTATGTAGATAAAGGTAGTATATGAGTCGGGGACGCAATAGAGACACAAGGGGATTTACGGAAAACCTGTGCCGAATCAAGTTAGGTATTGTGTGGGAAACAATGCAGACCTTGAACTTAAATTGTCGGAGTGAGTCGCAGTTGCTGCGTCAGAAAACTCCCAGAGGTTAATCTCTGCTGACAGTTCTCCCAATAAGTCCTTTCTGCTGTGACGGTTGAGAAATCGACCTATAAGACTTGTAAGAAAACTCCGAGTAGGCAAAACGGCGTATTGATTAATATGTTTTAAACTTTTTAGTGAAAAATTGTTTAAATAAAAAGTTCTGAATTGATGCTGAAAGGTATGGGTAACCAATCCCATAAGAGCTATGTAGAAGTAATTCTTAGGGTAAAAAGTTAATGAACGACGGTTTATTGGCTCAGATTTATCTTCTCTTTGACTGAATATATTTGCGTACTATGCAGGGTAGGACGAAGGTCCATAAAGATATGCTTTTTTCAAGGTTTGAGTATGGCAGGGAGTCATGGTGACCGACAAGCCTCATAAGCTTGTTTTTGTGGGTTCAACTCCCACCCCTGCAACCATAATGCACTCTTAGCTCAGTTGGTAGAGCCGCTGCCTTGTAATCAGCAGGTCATGTGTTCGAATCACATAGAGTGCTCCAACAGTTAGTCGTCGTGAGACCGATTAAACGAAAACCTTGTTTCGTGGAACCTTCGAGGCTTGGGGCAACGAAGCAAAACAAAGTCTCCAAGATATTTTTCGGTAGTTAGAAGAAAACCGTATAGGACGGAAGGGTTTGTAGGTCTGTGCCGCGCAAGGAATTGCGGAAACGATAATGACCAGTCTTTTGAATCCGGGGAAGAGACGAAAACCTACACAATACTCCGGCTTGGGTGAGTGGCTGAAACCAACGGACTTTGACTCCGTCGAGGAAACTCCACGTCAGTTCGAATCTGACAGCCGGTGCCATTTTTTTAATGTTGTATAAAGGAGGCTACAATGGAAGAGAAGAAATTTCCAATGGGTGGATGTTTACCCGAAGAAAAAGATATACGAGATTACAAGTTGAAGGCTGGTGTCGTATCTGAAGCGGCGCTTCCCGAAGAGTTTGTTTTTGGTGTTAATGTGCCGGTTAAGAATCAGGGCGCGGTAAACTCCTGTGTCGCCCATGCAATGTCAAGTATTTTGGAGACCCATCTTGGGGATGTTGAGAGCGACGATAAGACTCTTTCAACTAACTTCATCTATGGCACTCAGAAGCTTCTTCACGGACACACGGGAGAAGGCATGTATCTGCGTGATGCTTGCGCGACTGCATTGAAATATGGTGATATGGTTTACGACGATTGCCCCGGCAATATCGAAGTTCCAGATTGTTATGAGAGTGCAGAGGCAGCACTTAATGTCCCTTCCAAAACGGAAAAGGCTTATCATTATCGTATTAATAGATACTTTAGTTGCAACTCGCCCGCAGAAATCAAATATGCGATTTATAATTATGGACCTGTGCTCGCCGCATTGAATTGGAGTTATAGTTTTTATGTTGACGATAAGGGAATCTTGAGAACGGACGATGAGAAACCTGAGTATTGCGGCGGACACGCAATTATGGTTATTGGTTGGACAAAAGATGGATTCCTTTGTCAGAACTCTTGGGGCGAGGATTGGGGTCTCAACGGAAAGTTTATACTTCCTTATACGATGAGTTTTACCGAAGCTCGTGGCATTGAGGATTATGACAATCGACTTGACGAGGAAGATGATCCCATTAAAGAGCCTTCATTTGCGGCTACATTGAAGATTGTTTATATGATTATAAACAAGATTCTGAATTTCTTTAAGGGAAGAGGTCAGACTAAATGATAAAAATTGAGAATACAGAAATTGTTGGATGGGAAGCCGCAATTAGAGGTATGAGAAATCCACTGAACTCTTGGGAGAAGAGCGATAGCAAATGGTACTCAATAGGAATTCCGACAAGTAATCCTGCAGCTATTAACGACAAATATTTGTCTCAAAAATATTGTATCGGAGACAATGACCTCGACCTCATGAAACGTCTTCGTAATGCCGGCACCGACCATCGTAAGTTCATGAGAATGATTACGGTGTATGTGGATATAACAGCGCCTCTGTACTGGTGGAAGGAATTCGATACTTACAAGGTGGGTACGGTTGCTAATTCGTGCTCAACTATGCACAAGATTCATGCGAAGGAGTTTACGCTGGAGGATTTTAGCTGCGAACATCTGTTTGATACCCCTGAATCCGAGTTTAACGATTCCATGGACGTTCTTAAAGAAGTGATCGATATTTTAAACCTTTATAGAGATCATTTTGTTAAAAATCCGCATCGTAAAGATTACTGGTGGCAACTCATCCAGTTGCTTCCGTCCTCTTACAACCAGCGCCGCACCGTAATGTTGAACTACGAGGTACTCGCCAATATATATAAGTCCCGCCGCAATCATAAACTCGATGAGTGGCACGTATTTTGCGAGTGGATTGAGAATCTGCCGTATTCGGAACTTATTACTGATGGGGGAGCGGAAAGCGAACCTGCTTCAAAGAAAAACTAAGATAGAAGCATGAAAAGAGCCGTAACTGGCTCTTTTTTCTTTAGACAAAGCCCTTACAAGGCACTTATAAATAGAGAGCTTGAACTCTTTTTAAAGGAGGTTTTTATATGAAGAGAAGAAATCCTTGCACACTATCAGTAAGGATAAACAATCAAACTTCTTACCCCATAGAGAAGATTGAGTTTATTTTCAAACCCTATCTTACCGAAAATGTACTCACTGACTCTACCGTAAAGAAGGTATACACAAGCTCGGGTTCTTCAGAAGTTACATTAGGCGATAATAATGACCTTTATATTGTTCCATTTACAGCAGAGGACACTCTCAAGTTTGAACCGGGGCAGACCCTTTATATGGACACCCGTATTAAAATGATAGATACGGACAATGGTAATAAAGCCATTTATCCCGAAACAGGAGTCGTCCCATTGACAATGAATGGCACATTATTTGAAGATAATCCCGACGTAGGAGGTTGATGAAGATGGGACTTAATTATGTTGATATTTCTGTCGCGCCTCCAATTTTTACAGAAACTACTATAATTCCCGGTAAGCAGGGTATACAGGGTATACAAGGTGACCCCGGCGTTTTTGTAGGAACAACCGAGCCAACAGATGAATCGGTAAAAGTTTGGATTAATCCCGATGGCATGGAATCCGATATAAAGGGCGATAAGGGCGATAAAGGCGATACGGGTAATGGAATCTCCACAATTGAAATAGCTTATAACCAAAGCACTTCCAATACTACCGCGCCGACCGCTGGTTGGGTTGCCACGCCGCCCAGTGTTGCCGCGGGCAGTTATTTATGGACTCGTCTTACCATTACAATGACAGAAGGAAATCCAGTTGTGGCTTACACGGTTGCTAAACAAGGCGTTAAGGGAGATACGGGCGCCGCGGCAGGCTTTGGTACTCCTACGGCGACAATAGACGGAAATGTTGGTACTCCTGAGGTTACGGTTACAGCAAGCGGCCTAAATACTTCTAAGGTCTTTAATTTTGCTTTTAAGAATATGAAAGGTGAAAGGGGAGAAAAAGGACCTATTGGTACAATATATACTCCTTCGGTTAGTAATACAGGGATTCTAAGTTGGGAAAACGATGGTGGACTGCCTAATCCGCAAAGTAGAAATATTGCAGACGCGGTCAAAGAATCAATGGGCGGTTATACCATTCAGACTTCTACTTCCATACCAACCGTTGCAAATGATAAGATTATTACCTTTGTAACGGAGGCGTAAATATGGGTGGAACCTTTACTCTTAATTTTAACGAAGAAACTTCAAAATTTTCTGAGGTTAAATATTCAAAAACGCCCAGTGACTTTTTGTCTCATTTAAGCTATAATATTCCCAAGTATGCAGTATGGACAAGTGGCCGTGTAAGTGGTGAAGCAAAAAGAACAACTACGATTCCAAAGGGGTCTATGACTATACAAATAAATGGCATACAACTCCTTCAGGTTGATAGCCAAATAGTAAACGATTACGCTGTTTTCTATCAAGATTTTGATACGACAGAAGGTAATGTTTTTTTAAACAATGAAAATGGCTATCTAACTTTAAGTGGCAATGCTATTTGGACTGTTACTGCAACGGCTGCTACCCCCTATCTCAAAAATCAAACAATAACTGTACATTATGATTACCCAAAATTTATTGTATTAGCCACCGCAAAAGACTTAAAAGGTAATGCGCAAGGTGGAACCATAACTGGCGATGGGGAGGTAGAAATCACTCAAAAAGGCCAGCAAAAAACTCTCACCTTAACTGCTACTGCGGAAGCCAACTATAATTTTGTGGGTTGGGAAGATGACGAATCTCTCGGTCCAACCCGTACAATAACTTTAAGCGAATCTGAACTTACAAGTACAAATACACAAAAAACCTACACCGCGCTTTTTGCTCCAAAAGAACTTTATGTAGGAACAAAAAATGTGACGGCCGCGTACGTAGGTAATAAAAAAGCAAAAGTATATCGAGGCACAACTCGAATCCTATAAAAGAGGTGATAAAATGAGCAATAATGTTCCAGTTTTAATGTTGCGCGGAGCTGATGGAAAATTCTTTCCTGTTGCGGGTATTACTGGCGGTGGTAGTGGCGGAACAGGTGGCGCGTCAACTGCCGCGAATGTTAGTTATACCAACACACAACTGCCGAATGTTAAAAATGTTAAGACGGCACTCGACGAACTCGTTCCTAACTCCCATAGTCACGATAACAAATCGGTTCTTGATAAATTCGCCGAAACCGACGGCAAGCCAACCTATGACGGCCAGGCTTTAGGTGGTGGAGCGGGCGACTTCATAATCAAAATGACACTTGCAATAGATGACGACGGCAACTATACTGTCGCATCTTGTGACACAACAGTCGAGCAGATAGACGCGGCGGTTGCTGCTGAAAAAAGAGTCGTTGTGATAGCTTCTGATAGCGGTGTCATCATTGAACTACCGATGCTTCAAGGCGCTGAAGGCGACACCTATTATTTTGGCACGTTCGTGAATGGTAGTGTGATAATTTCATCCGTGCAAAAAATCTACGGGGGCACCGATGAGTGGCAAATCTCAGTGGCCCAAATCGGAGCGGAATATGTTGGCTACTCCAACACCGCACTACCGAGCGTCGCCAATGTCGGAGACGCTCTCAACGTACTTATCCCAAACTCTCACAGCCACGAAAACAAAGGTACGCTTGATAAGCTCTCCGACTTAAATGGAAAACTCCAATATAATGGCTCTGATATATCCATCACAAAAAACGGCGTTATCGCCGCACTTGGCTATACGCCAGAAGCAGTATCTACGCACGTTACCACGGGCTCAAACATCACCCTTGCCGACAACACCGAGTATCGCCTCACCGATGTCACGACCTTAAACCTAAGCTATCCAACTGGCGACTTCGAGTGCTGGATGCGCCTGAGTTGCGCGGCGAGTGATAAGGTCACCGTCACTCTGCCGGCAGGCACAAAGTATATCGGTGCAGCGCCCGATTTTAAAAACGGCGAGACATGGGAACTCAGCTTCAAGGACAAGGTTCTGGTTGCTCAGAAAGTCGGTGATGGATCGATGACACCAATCGAAACAGTTGAAGATGGCACAGAGGTGAGTTACTGATGGCAAAGAAGCTATATGAGGAATCGTCAATTCGAGACATTGCTAACGCTATCCGCGAGAAAAACGGCACTACAACGAAGTACAAAGTTGCCGAGATGGGGGCTGCGGTGACGGCGCTGCCAAACGAAGATACCATTACCCACGCCGATATTCCAAACTACGTAAAGGCAGAGGCGCTGGCGGTGGCGGAAAAGGTTAAGGCGGTGATGAAAGCCGACAGCATTGTGTTTCTTGCAATATCAGACTTCCACCACACTGGGACGCAGGCAGATAACTGGCAAACGAACATCAACGCGGGAAACCTGCATGCCTGCCAAGCTCTAAAGGTGCTATCTTATAGTCTCCCGCAGATCGATTTTGCGTGTATGCTCGGTGATGTAACTTTTGGCAATGCCAAAACAACGACCCAGCTAATGCAGCAGCAATTCGACCAAATCAACGGATGGCTCGGCGAGGCGTGGAAGAATATTCCACAGCTTCGCACGGTAGGAAACCACGACACCGGCGAATACAGCACACTTGTCGGCGCACAGTTTCTAAAAAACAACATCTGGAAGTACAACGAAGGTGCTGTGTACGGCAGTGAAGAATACGGATATTGTTACCGCGATTTTGCGGAAAAGAAACTCCGTGTCATCTGCCTGAACACCTGCGAGGGCGAGACAGTGAGCGGCGAGAACGCTGCGTACTGCTGCTCTCCGGAGCAGTTGCTATGGTTCGCCCAGACACTTTACGCCGTCGGCAGTAAAGCAGACGCGGCTCAATGGGGAATTATAGTTCTCGGACACTATCCGCTCGACTTAGGCGGCGCATATCCGACAGGAAACATCGTCAAAGCTTATGTCGCGGGGGAAAGCACGGTGCAGAACGGCGTTACGGTGAATTTTAACGGTCACAATTCTGCAAAGTTCATCGCAAACGTCCACGGACACAACCATTGTTTCCAGTTTGGAAAATTACACAGCGTGGCCAACGGGCAAGGAACGGAGTTTGACGCATGGCGTATGTGTACGCCTAATGCCTGTTTTTACCGCAACAACAGCGGAGTCGTAACGATGAACGGCATTTCGTTTGGAGACCCTGCCCCGCATGACAAGACGGCGGGAACAGGAAAAGACACGGCTTTCAATGTCAATGTCATCAATCCATCGGAGCAGGTCTTATACTCCTTTTGCTACGGCGCGGGCATTGACCGCACAATCGGCTATGCAGCCACTGTATACCACAGTATAACTAATACTTTGACCAACGTCACCACCAGCAATGATGCGGTAGCGGCAGAGGACGGCACGGCATACAGTGCTACTATCACAGCGGCAGACGGGTACACCATGAGCAGCGTCACCGTAGCAATGGGCGGCACGGATATAACGTCCACGGCTTACAACTCTGATACAGGAGTCATCAGTATAGCGGCGGTTACGGGCGATGTCGTGATTACCGCAAAGGCTACAAAGGTTGTGTCGTATCACAATCTTGTGCCTAAGGCAGTGGACAGTTCAGGTGCGTCTGCGCCGTATACCGATGGGCTAATGCTTAGTTCCAGCGGCGCGACTTCTGCTTACGCCCACTTCACCACCACGGGCTTTATACCGTTCGACGGCGGTGCAAATCATGTATATCGTATCGGCGGCGAGGGTATCGCATGGAATGAATACGGTGCTCGCATTGCGTGGTATAATGCTGATTTTACCCTCAAAAGCTCTGTGGTCAAATACGATAAGATTGGCACCAGCATATATTACCCAACCAAAATTGATGACCCAAATGCGGCGGTGGCATTTAGCACAGATATCAACGTTGCGCCCCCGCAGGGCGCGGCTTACTTCCGCGTATCGGCTAAAGGCAAGGGCGAAAATCTCGTTGTAACGCTTGATGAAAAAATTGAGTAACAGGAGGCGTAGAGCATGATCAGACGTCGGTTAATGATGCTTAAAAAATCAAGCGGCGGACTGCCCGAAGGCTATACCGCAGTTGATTATATACAAACGTCAGGCAGTCAGCGCATTGACACCGGAGTAAAATCTTCGGCGAGTATAGGAATGTCAGTAGATTTCTGTTTTACTGATGCACGCAACAACCAGAACTTGGCTCAGACATACAGTGAACCTGAGCATTATCAACTATTGGTTTTGATGATGTCCAGCTGGCAATCGCCCGATGGCGCGGTATGGTTTGTTTGCGGCTATTTAAATGCAATGCAATATTTAAAAAAGGCTGATACAGACAGACACATATATCATTTCAATGTGGATGGGCAATACACGGTAGAGATGGACGGTATAAAGTATGCAAAAGCCGACCCCTCGAAAACAACATTTCCTGCGGATGCACGAAATCTGTGGCTTTTTGTGCGCAATTCGCCATATGTCGATGGATATGCCCGTATGAAACTATACTCATGCGCGATATACGACGGCGGCAGAAAAATCCGCGATTTCAAGCCGTGTCTCGATGCTGATGGTGTTCCGTGTCTTTATGACCTTATCAGCAAAACAGCATTTTACAATCAGGGCAGCGGTAGCTTTACTTGGGGGTGATTAAATGTACGGAAAACTGGTAAACGGCGAGCTTCGCGGCGCACCGAGACCACTTAAAACGGCGGACGGCGACGTGTTTACAAACGACCCGTCAATATACCTCGCCAACGGTTACAAGCCAATAATTTTAACGGAATATCCGTCCGACGGAAAAAGTTATATCGACTCATGGACAGAAACAGAGACCGAAATAATACAGATATGGACGGAACTGCCGCAGACTGATGAAATTTCAGACTCAGAGGCACTTTCAATTATTACTGAGCGAGATGTTCAAACTTGAAAACTCCCCAAAATTTTGTTATAATATTCTTAACATAATAAAAAAAAGGAGAAAATCTATGATTGACCCTGTAATTGTTCAAATTCCTCCCGAAGCTGATAATATTCAACTACCCGACCCTAATCTACCCGACCCCAACCTTCTAAGCTTCTACAAAGAAAAAGAAGAAAGATGTTTTTGGATAGATGAAGAAATAAGCAGTCAAAGTCTTGAGATATGCCGTCTTATAATCCAATGGAATCGAGAAGATGAAAATTTACGCTTACCCCCAGAGAAGCGTAAGCCCATAAAATTCTTTTTCTTTAGCCCCGGCGGCGACCTCGATGTCAACTACACAATTATTGATACCATTCGCATGAGTGAGACTCCCGTCTATGGCATCAACATGGGAAGTTGTTGCAGTGCGGCGGCATATATCTATCTTGCTTGCCATAAACGCTTTATGCTTCCTCACGCATATTTCCTTTTCCATCAAGGCAGCGGTGCGTTTAACGGTTCTTACTTGGACATACTTTCTCAAATTCAATACTACCAAGAGCAAGTTGAGGAACTAAGTAGTATAATGAAAGAAAGCACAAAATATACCGACGAAGAACTGGCAGATAATATTACGGGCGAGTGGTATGTTCGTGCAAGCGAAGCATTAGAAAAAGGAGTTTGTCACGAGGTAGTAAACGATATAAAAACCCTACTATAAGGAGATAATAAATGGATAATCTGTATAAAGGTTATAGAGAGCTTATAATGGACGAGAAAAATGTGGCACAATTTTATGCGGACCCTGCCGCGTATTGTAACGACCTTGTAAATTTAAATCCAAATGAGTTCTTACTTTTGCAAGATTTACACGGAGAAACTTTTGATGTGTATAAAAATTCACCAAACGGTCCGGCGCCTGTTCGATATCCAATAGTATCCTCCCGCGCAGTTGGAACTTTGAAGCCGCGCAATATCAAACAGAAATTAGCATTAGCGCTATTGCAGGACGAAGCGGTCGGAGTTAAGCTTCTTCGAGGCGTATATGGCTCGGGCAAAGACATCCTAATGCTTTCCCAAGCCCTACACGATATCGAGCTTGGTAAATTCCAAAAGCTCGTATTTATTCGACCGAATGTGTCAATAAAAGATGTCCCTGATATTGGATATCTAAAAGGCGATGCTTATGAGAAACTAAGCTGGACATTGGGGCCGTTTTATGATAAGCTGGGCGGCGCGGAAGGAGTTGAGTATCTAATTGACGAAGGCGAGCTTGAACTCGTACCCCTGCCTTTTATACGCGGCCGCAGCTTCGAGAACTCGATTGTATATGTCTGTGAGGGGCAGAATATTACAACAGAGATTGCAAAGCTATTGATTTCTCGTGTAGGTGAGGGGTCAGAGCTTTGGATAAATGCGGATACACATCAGACGGATAATAAAATCTATGATAGAGATAATGGAATTATTAAGATGATTGATAGGTTAAAAGATGACCCTCTTTTTGGAATGGTTTATTTGGATAAAACGGAGAGAGGAGCCATTGCAAACTTAGCAAACAAGCTTGATGACTGAGTTTCAGTAGGCTTTGCCTACTTTTATATATAAAGGGGGGGGGAGAAAAAAGAAAAGTTTTCTCCCCTCTTTATGTTTTGGAGGGAGGTTTTATTGGGAGAAAATTACGCCGCTCGTTCGGTTTTTTTGCATACAAAACCAAAGGCTTGGTATCATAAACTTGGTGAAGATAAAAATTTGGCAGGGCTTGTGAGCGAGAGTAGCGCCTTACAAGCAAAGACCGACAGCACACTACAAAGCCAGATTCATAATATGGAACACCGAGAGGCCACAATATACCAGCAATATTTTAATGGGTGTACAACCTTTGAAAAATTTATTGAGAATCTTCGGAATCTTTTCTCTGAAAAGGGATATGGGCAAGACAAAGAGATTCTACAAAATTTTGGATCTGAAAATGCCCGAGCCAAACTAAAAGCATATTTTGGGACTTCTTATGTGTTTGCCAATAATTTTCAATTGACGGTAAATATAAAAAATCCCGGTGGAACAAATATTGATTTTAAAGCTTTACAAAATTTAGGTGATGGAATAACCGTTAGTCCGAAACATAGAAAGATTGAACTCAATATTGGCATTGATGATGATAATATAGGAAAAATAAAAGAGTCTTTGAATCTTATTTTTAATACACGCTTTAACCCTAAATCTTCTTACAAAGGCGGAGTAAAAAATTTCTTAAACAATATTGACAAAAGGATTGAAGATTATATAACAATAGTTGGTGGAGTTGATAGTGCCAAAAACTCTCTAAAAAGTGGTTACACGCTGGTAGGCGGACCAAACTCACCTTTTAGATATACCGAAGAAGATATTACCGGCGCAGAAAGCAATCCCTCAATTGAGGCTGATATTAATTCTGCCTTAAAAGACATAAAGCAGTTCTTTCTAAGTCCCAATGGAATGAATATTCATAATGGAAGCCCTGCTTTGCGGTCGGCTTTTGAACTAACTTGGCGAACTAATATAGAGGCAAAATTTTCCCAAGCAGCGTTCTTTATGAAAGGTGGGGTTTTAAACTATCTAATTGGTGCATTAGGCGAATTTCAAACAGCTCTAATCAATAACTATATACTTCGAAGAGCAGGAGGATTAACTCCGGAAGCTATTTCAAGAATATCTGAAACTATTGGACAAAGACAACAGAGCAAAGTAGACGTAACCGTATTAAAGGATATTGGTATACAAGTCAAAAACTATGATTTAAATATCTTTGAATCGGCTCGACGGGGAATTATGTATACAACTAATACCCCAAAGAAGTTTTTAAATGCATTGCAAACAACAGGAGCAATAACAAATAAGCCAGATGATACTACCATATTTACTTTGGAATCATTTATAGCCAACTATGCCTTTTCCGCAGATTACCGAACTTTAACAAACGCTTCGGCTTTTGAAAAAAAGGTTAAAGAAATTTTTGAAACTTACTATGCCGAAATGTATAATTTCGCAGTACAAGCCGATTTAGATGATACAGTTTTGTTCTACTCTATCGCGGGCGAATATTTAATACCTGCTTCTCGTATTTTGCAGTTAATTAGTCAAAATGGAAGCATAACAAAAATACCTTTGAACATATCGTGGCCACAGCCGCATACTTATGAGTATTTTTATCCTACAAAGAATATGGCGAGTCCGCCTTGGAGACAATACTGGGAACCAAGAAAAAGCGCAGAGCCACCTTATATTCCAACAGACGAACAATCTACTAAAATTGACAATCTTTTAAGCACAGTAAGTTTTTCAACAGGTTTTCAATTTACAAATCTAAAAAACTTTTTAACAAAATATAACATGTTTGACTGAGAATTGGGAGAAATAAAAGTCAACTAATTGGAGGTTACTATGAAACTAAAAAACTTTCTCTCCCTCGGGGTGTTCTTACTAATCTGCGGGCTATTGTCCGCCGCAACTGTAAGAACAATACCTGCGGAGAAATCAGCGGACGGAACGCTTAACACAACTACAACGTCCGTTGTCTGCGAAACCACCACTGAGGAAGAGACGGTTATAATTGAAACTGAAACTGAAACCGAAATTATAACCACAACGAAAGCAATCGAAACTACAACGCGCGCGACTATAAGAAAATCGAAAGCGTCAATGCATGTGCCGTCAGAGATTTCTAATTTTAAGTCGTATATGGATTATCGAATGATAACCCGCGGCGCACAACTTGAATTGCAGAAACAAGCTTATACAGATGCTAATGGCTGCCGCAAGGTTGGTAATTACTTCTGCATAGCGCTTGGCTCGTATTATGGAAGTGAAATTGGTGCTAAGTATCGTATTCATCTCTCGGACGGTACAAGCTTCCTTGGAATACTTGCCGACCAAAAAGCGGATAAGGACACAAATGCAACAAATCAATATACAATCTACAATCGAGATATTATTGAGTTTATTGTTGATACTAATCGTCTGCCTTCCGCAGTACAACTAAGTGGGTCGCTTAGTTCTTTGGAAAAGTTTGAGGGGAAAGTCGTAGGAATCGACAAACTTTGACTTTTTTAAACATTTTTGATATAATATAAGTGTAATATAGGAGAGAAAGGAGGTAAAAGGAAATGCTTATGGGATTTGATATGTTTAATGATTGCCTTGAAATGATTGAGGAATGTGAGGATAAGAGGGAATCATTAGCAGAACTTGGCATTGAATTTTCGGATAACTCAATTGTGGAAAGGATGGAAAACAAGCTGATGGAGGTTGTTCTTGCCGCTGCACCGACTTCAAATGAAGTCAATGTCATCCTTTGGTGGATGTGGGAGAACGGCTTTGGTAAGAATCGAAGTCCTCTAAGTTGGAACGGGCGTATTCAATACTTGAATAGCGCGGAAGAGCTTTGGAATTTCATCAACAAAGGAGTAAAGGGAGGAAGGGAGGCTTAATTAAGCCTCTCTTTCTTTTTTAGTTGGAGGTAGTGGTGAAGAGAGTTAAGAGAGCATTGTTGTTTTGTCTCTTTGGGTTTCTTGTAGTTATAATCTTTTCGTTAATCTTAGATTCTAACTTACAAGGCGCGCAAGGGTCAAAACCTATCAAAGAAGATGAACCGAGCACATATGACGTTGGCAATTATGTGGATCTGTTTATACTGGACGGGTCGCCGCATTGTGAGTACCTGTTTGTAGACGTGATTGTAAATGGAAAGCTTACTCATACAGATGAGGATACCCATACAATCGTACTCCAAGACCTCAATGATGAATCTCGATACCTGCGCGCGATTGTACCAAAAGAAAAATGGACAAAAGTAAAATTCTTCTCGAAAGGACAAAAAATTTATATCAGCGCTTATGCAATCAAACTAACCTACTTTAATGAACCAATAGTAGAGGTTCGTGAGATAGGGAAAATTTGAATTTTTTCCCTTCCTTTGATATAATATTTATAGAAAATGAAAGGAAGGAAAGAATATGTCTATGACCAGAGGGTTGGACTATGTTAACGAGCTTGCGAATGGAAAGCAGATTTACAAGGAAGCCAAAAGTCTGTTAGAAATTTATGACTCCGAGTATAATTGCGGCGGCTTTGCATTGGGGATTCGGGATTGGTATCTTCCGTATGCCGACGATGGTGAGTATGAGTCGGAAGAATTGGACGAATGTTATTACCAGTATTGCGATGACTTTCACCCGGGTTATGGCAAGCGATATGCAAAGGCCTGTACTGTGCGCGGTCGTATTATGGTTAATTTTATGGTCAGTACGCTTGACTATGTGCGAGAGATTCAGCATTCGTCGGAGATAAGGGATGACGAGTATTTGGTTCTTTTTCGAGCCTCTGGTAATGACTTCCATTTTATAAGACGAATGGAAGATGGCTCGTGGGCGCACAAGATGGGTAGCTCCAAAATCGAAACTCTTACGCGCAAAGAGATTGAACCTGCTTGGCACGCAACGTATAATAATTATCAAGGAAAGGTTTTCCTTTTGGCTGTGAAAAAGCAGCACGACCAGCCCGAATATTAAGAGCTTTAAAATTTTTGAAATTCTATGAGAATTTTAGTATAATATATATAGAAAGTGAAAGAGAAGAAAGAAAGAAAGGGGAGGCTTCTGAAATGACTGAATGTTATCCTTGCTTCCGTGAAGATGTAACCGCTGATATAAATGCTCTTGGACTTCAAGATGATGTTGTCTATTGTGAGAATAATGGTTATGATAGAGTCGTTTATGATGAAGATGCCGATGTAACGGTTTGGTCAGGAGCCTCCCGTCTTGTATTTCCTTATCACAATCTTGTTTGTAAACTTCCCGTAACTAAGATAGCTCACTGGAAAGAGAACGAAGAGGGTGAGTGGGAAGAGGAATCTCAGTGGGATTTTGATGACCATTGCGCGGTAGAGTTAGAGAATTATGAACTTTCTATTAAGGAAGGACTTGATAAAGCTTTCGCGCCTTGTGAGTTTTATGATATGGTGAATGGTATTCCGGTCTATGTTATGGAGCGAGCGGAAAAAATGAAAAAGGGAATAATTCCCTCAAAAGAAACTTCCGAAGCTTGCGAGAAAGATGAGCTTGACTATTCTTGGGACGCTTCACTTTGGGAAGTTTTTGTCCAGTATTATGGTATTGAGTTTTGTAAGAGATTGACTACTTTTCTTCAAGATAATTATATAAATGACATTCGCTTTGATAACTGCGGAATAATCAATGGACGCCCTGTTCTTATTGACTATTGTGGATATTGGGAGGATTAAGAATGGAAGATGTTTTTATGATTTCGTTTTCAAACAAAGAAAATTTCCATAAGTTTATGGATATCGCGCTCGACGAAGGTTGGGAGTGTATTGTGAGTGCTGACTGTGAAGGAGTCCCAATGATTCAGGTTAGTTCTGCTGCACAGTATGGTGGTCCAGTAGCCACTTGGAAAGAGCAGGAGTAATATAAAAATGGCAGCTATAGTAAATTTACAACTGCGGTCTTTTGATGCTGCCTTGTCTATATTATAAAACGAAAGAAAGGAAAAAATTATGGAAATAATTAAGGATACTTATAATAAATCCACTGAATGTTTTAATTGTGGCTCTACTTTTTTGTATAATGAAAAAGACATTGAGCCTGTATATCCATCAGCCGAATATAAAAAAACATATACTAATATGATAAAAAGTAGAAAAGATGTCGATTATGTTAATTGCTATAAAGGTAAGGCAATACATTGTCCTCTTTGTGGTGCAATAATTCTTGTTGAGGAAGTAAAGTTTTTTGGTAGAAAAGGATAAGATGAGCACTCTTAGCTTAGCTGGTAAAGCATTTGACTTTTAATCAAAAGAGCGTGGGTTCGAATCCCACAGAGTGTACCAGAAGGTCGGTTCGATTCCGACTCGGTGGTCGAGGTCTGGTGAGAAGAGAGGTAGGTTCGATTCCTACAAAGCTCTGGTGAGCAAAACGACCAAAGGTTTGAGGGTGTGCCATTCGGCGGTAATGACCTTCGCGCAAGCGAGAAAACCCTCATCGATTGAATACAATGCGGGCAACCGCTTAGAATAGGAGAGAAATGTTTATGGAGATATACTGGTCAATTCTTACAGGCAGAGGTTATCCTACGAAAGAAGATAAACTAAGAGAAGAAGAAGAGTATCTGCGCCAGTTGGAAAAAATTCGTTTAATGCTGGGCGCAGAGAAAGGGTCAGACAAAAGAGAAGAAGAGTTTGAGGTACTTGTAGATTCGATTAAGGGACTACACGAAGCCGTCAGTATAAGAAGAGCTGACTGCGAGAAACAAATCGAAAATGCGAAAGCAAAAATAGAAGCTGCGCACGAAGAGTATGCGCGAGTCACAGAAATAGAAAAGAAAATTATCGACTGTAATATGGGTATAATAGAAGAATTAGAGTGCGCTCAGAGAAAAACTTTAGAACAGCTATTGGGTATTTTTTACAAGCACAATGGAGACTTTACCGAAAAAGAGTTTAAAGAGCTTGAGAACTTGACAATGAAGTGAAATAAAAACAAGAACCATACGAACTCCTAATTCGTATGGTTTTCATTTACTTTGGAAGATTTAATGTCTGATAAATATTTAATTAATTAAGGTGGTGGTCTTATGTCACATATTTATGTGACGGGTTAGCGACACTCATGGTAATATCGATTGCCAAAAATTCAATAGCCCCTACTTTCCTGCGGTGGAGGGCGACTACGTTATAATTTGTGGAGACTTCGGCGCAGTGTGGGACGGGACAGAGGAAGAGCAGAAGTTGCTGGACTGGTATAACGACAAGCCTTGGACGACTTTATTTTGCGATGGAAATCACGAGAATTTTGACCTTCTTTCAAAGTACCCTGTGGAAGAGTGGAATGGTGGAAAGGTTCATCGAATTAGACCGAAAGTCCTCCATTTGATGCGCGGGCAGGTCTTTACGATTGAGGGTAAGACATTTTTTGTAATGGGCGGCGCATCGTCGATTGATAAAGAGTATCGTACGGTAGGATTAAGTTGGTGGGCGGAAGAGCTTCCAAGTGTCCGTGAAATGGAAGAGGGGTTCGCAAACTTAGAGAAAGTTGAATATGCGGTTGACTATATAATAACCCATAGTGCGCCGTCAATTGCGCTACCTTCAATAAATCTAACTTATAAACCTGACGTACTTACAAAATATCTTACAGTTATACAACAGATTACGGAGTATACCCATTGGTACTGCGGGCATTATCATGTCAATAAAAAGCTACCATATAATTGTACAACAATTTATAATGCGTGGTGTCGTTTACCAAAGGAAAATTGATATTTTCTTTTTTATATAGTATAATATATATAGAAAGTGAAAGGAGAGAAAGAAATGAGCTACTGGGAAGAAATTGCTGAGAAAGTTGCGGAAGACTTTGGTGTTATGGTAGATTATAAGGACCGCTTCTTTGTTTGCCCTGAGTGCGGCGAGCCAATCTATGAAGACGATTGGAAAGAGAGCGATTGTCTCGGTGTTTACGGCGAAGCTTGGTATTGTCCGATTTGTGGAGAGCTTTTAGTAGAGAGATAAACAAGGAGGACCAATGCGGCGGGCGCCACTGTCTATGAAAGAGATTGGATTATAGAAGATGAGGGGCAGGATTTTATGAATTTTCTGCCAGAAGAGCATTAAAAGGAGAATAAAATGGAAATTATCTATCGAGCATTGGCGGATACTTCAAAAGAAAAAGATTTTTCTACAAGAGAAGCGTGCGAGGAATATGAGCGAAAATATCTTCCAAGAATGTGGGCGGTAGATGGAACTCTAACTATCTATCCTAATGAGGGTTATTTTGTTGAAGTTAAAGATAATATGACTGCATTCTGGCTTCAAAAGTTATATCCCAATGAGAACTGGAAAGACTTGGGCGCGGAGGGGATTGGAATCTATCGTTGGGATTTGGTTTTTGAGCGATACGAGAAGATTAGTTTTTATAACTACGAGATGATGAAAACTTTTGTTGAGAATAATCGTGACAACCTGTCCGAATGGTTATGATTTAGGGTCGCGCGCACTGTAAGGAGGTAATTAAGTTGGAAATTGTTTATAGGGCAATGACGGGTACTGCCTTGGAGAAAATTTTTACTTCTGAAGAAGAGTGTAAGAGATATGAGTATTTGAACAGTATAAAAATGTGGGATTGGACAGGAGAAAGAACTGATGATTTTTCGCACGCAATGGTTCTTCTTCTTCCTCCGCGATGTGAACAGCTTCTTCGTGAGCGATGGGGAGATGAGACAATTTTTAACCCAGAGGGTCCTTTTAGAGGGCTTCTTGATGAGGCAGGTTATCTTGTTTGTACTCCCGGATTTTATTTTTATGATACAGACCACCATCAGTTCTTTTTTGGTGGGAAAAATTTTCTTAGAAGTGTGCGTAATTTCATTGATAAAAATCCGAAAGAAGTCAATGAAATGGCGTCTTATTAATAAGCAATTATATAATTATAGAAACTAAAAGGAGATAATAAAATGGAAGTAAGAACTATATATGTAGCTTTTCCGGGAACCTCTTATGAGGTATCGTTTAAAACCAAAGAGGAATGTCGTAATTATGAGCAGACGATAACTCTAGAGATGTGGGATATAGAAGGTAACAGAACCCTCAACGGAGAAGAAGCAATGTTCGTAAAAGTAGACAAAGATATGATGCCGGTTCTGTTTGATAAGTACGGAAAGAAGAACTTTCCCGGACTTAGTGAAGAAGACTATGGATGCTTTTATTGGGACGATTACGATGAGACATTCCATTATCTTGACGAAGCGACAATGAGAAGAGTTCAGAGGTTTATGAATACACATGAGATAGCGCCTTGTTAATAATGCGGGCGAGGGTCAGGTTGGGAGATTAGGTAGTATGATGATTTATGTAATACCTAAAGATGGTGATGAACCTATTAAAATCGTTTTTGAGGATGGGAAAGAGGATGATGAGGTATATCTTATTGATGAGCATCCAAGCCCCGAAGAAGTTGGAAAAGCATTTAGAGCATTATATGAAAGATTAATGTCTTTTTGATAAGAGAAGAGGGTCGCGCGCATCGTGGGTTAGAGAGAAAGTAAGTAGGAAATAGGAGCTATTTTTTGAAATTCGAAAAATGACCGAAAAACGCAGAGGAAATAGTAGGTTTCTTCTACTTCTTAATGTAAGTAGAAATGTAAGTAAAAATACAAGTATAATTGTAAGTATAAATGTAAGTATACTTATAAGTATACTTGTATTTTTATTTGTAAGTATACTTACAAGTATACTTATAAGTATACCTACAATCCAACTTACAATAATTCCTTTTTTCTTTCTTCGTAATAACCCCTTTCTCTTTTCGCACATTTAGCATCGAGCGCGATGCGCGAGAGGCGGTATGGCGCGAAAGGAGAAAGGACTTGTAAGCCGAATTGTAAGTTTAGTGTAGGTTGGATTATAAGTATACTTATAAGTATACTTACAAGTATTTGGGATTTTTTTCGGAAAAGCGTGGGGGAGGGGTGGTGTGGGTCGGCTTACAAGTATACTTATAATCTAACTTATAAGTATATGGGATTTTTTCTGAAGGGGAGGGGGCTTGTGGAAAGGGCGTAGAGGGAGGGGCTTCGGTTTTCCTCGGTTTTTCGTGGGCTTTCGCCCCGGTTGCTAACTCGTAAGCCGACTTACAATAAGACTTGTAATCCTACTTATAATCCCTCGTATTGCCCACATACCTCCGACGTCGCAAGGGGAGGGACGGCCGTTTGGGTCTTTGGCGCAGCGGAGCCATGGGCGAGAAAACACGGCGGCGAAGAGAGAGGAGCGCAAAGAGGGGAAAAGCTTTGGGAAGTGAGCATAAGGTTATGAAAACCCATTAACACCTGTAAAAGTGGCTGCCCTCAAATTTCGTAGATTGTAAAATTTTTATAAGTATGGGTGTAAACTTACTTGTAAACTTTCTTGTAAATTTACAATAATGGCGAGACCCCGGTTGAACCGTAACGGATTGTGAGCGAGAATTTTCGGAAAAATTTTCCGAAAAATCGTAAAAATTGTAGAAATTTTCCAAAAAAATCGCAAAAATTTTCCAAAAAATTGTAGAAATTTTCCAAAAATTTTCCAAAAAATTGTAGAAAAATTCCAAAAAAACCTACGAAAACTTCCCAAAACCTCTCCCTCCTACCTATAAATCTGCGCGCAACCCTAAAAAGTTTTCTTCGCGCATTGCCTAACCCGCTCTCTAAGCCATAAAAATATACTATTTTCCTTTCTACTTTCTTTTCTTACGAACAACTCTTCCGATTTTCCTTTTCGTTGTCAAAAAACATTGAATTTTTCGGAGCGGGTTTATCTATGTCTTAGCTTACTTTGAATGCGCGCACTTCACTTAACTAAAGCGGTTTGAATGGGAGCGGGTCCCGCGCATCGTAGGTTTAAATGTAAGCTATCTTGTAGGCTCTTACTCACAGCTCCACAGATAATCCAAACCCATATCTAAACCTATACCTAAACTTACACTCAAACCCGCTCCCAAACCTACAATACCTCCTAAAATTTGAAAACTTTCCCTTTTTGGACTATAATATATATAGAAAGTGAGAGAGAGATAAGAGCGATACGAGCTTATAACCCGTATTATTTTCCAAAAACCAAAATGTTTTTGGCACTCCTAAGCGTTCATATCCAAATTCATGCCATGAACCCGCTCTCTCCCACTTCCCAATCTACTAAAAAAATTTTTTGAAAGGAAGAATTGTAGAATGACACAGAGAGAATTTTTTGAAAACATCCACGAGGGCAACACCGTTACTGCCGAGATGGAGGAGTATGCTATCGCTGCTCTTGCCAAGCTTGACAAGGCTAATGATGCACGCCGTGAGCGCCAGTCGAAGAAGGCGCAGGAGAACGCACCCCTGCTTGCGCGCATTGAGACGGATATACTCACGACCGAGCCTACAGTTGCGGCGAATGTTGCGGCGATACTTGGCACATCCACTCAGAAAGCCAGTGCTCTGCTTCGTGCTCTGGTGGCAGAGGGTCGTGCGCAGGTTCAGGATGTTAAGGTTACTGGCAAGGGCACGCAGAAGGGCTACTTCAAGGCTTGAACGAGTTCGACTTGAGAGCGGGTGCGCATTATCGTAAGTTAATGTATGTGCTGGCGTAGGAGAAAGACCAAGGGATAACCTTGGTCTTTTTTCTTTTATTGCGCCCGCTTCAGTTCACTAAAGCAGCTCATACAAAATTTGACTTTTGCCCGCTCGCAGCTCCCTTAGGTTTTATTATAAGCCTGCTCACATCGCAGCTCCCACAGCTCCACCAACGCAGCTCATCTACGTCCCAGCTCATACGCAGCTCATTCCCAGCTTATGCAGCTGCCTAATCGCAGCTTGTATCGCAGCTCATATACCCACTTATATGCCCGCTCCCAGCTGGGAGCGGGTTCTGTCTATGTCAGGACTTACCGGCGGGCGCGCGGATTGTGCACGAGAAAAATTTTTGGAAAGAATTTTAATATAGAATTATAATACGGAATAAAAATTTGTCAATACTTTTGAAGAAAAATAAAAAATGGAGTTGGGACGTGTAACGTCCCAACCCACTCAAAAAGAAATAAGAGGACTATTGCCCTCTTACTTCTATAAAGGAATATTCAGTTTAGGAAAGTGAATACGAATTGATAAGACGCTTTCCGTTTGCCACCTGTGCGACATCAAGACGGTTTTCATTGACAAGCTGTCGGAGCAGTGCATTTGCTTTCTGAGAAGTAATTTCCACCTTTTCGGCAACCTCTTTTCCTGTCATCGGTACACCCTCTACAAAGCAAGCAAGTATGCTCTCTTTAATCTCATCGTTCTCTTTCTGTGCGGGCGTGCGATAATTCTTTCTCTTTTCGGCTCTCTCATCGAGCTTTTCAAGTTCCGCGGTTGCGTGCTCTATCATCTCATCAGTGATAGTGCCGCCGTTCATAATGCTCTTGAAGAAATCTCTCTGTGTCATAGTCTTTTTTCCTTTCTCGTTTTATAGTCTGTCGTTGACTTATTAGTTTTTCAAGGGGTTTACTTCCTCTTGATTACAGTTATATTATACTCTTATAGAGTAGAAATGTCAATACTTGACTTGGGACGTATAACGTCCCAACTTAGATTTTTTCGGTAAAAGAAAAAAGAGGGTTATCCCCTCTTCTCTCTTTTTTCTTTTATGAGTTTATTCTGTTCTCGCTGTTTTTCATCTCTCGCAATTTTCTTTTGCTTTTCCTCATCTTTTTTCTTTGCGATTTCTTTTTTCTTTTTCTCGTTTATCACATATTCTTCCGCAAGAGAATACGCATCAAAAATGTCCCCGTCACGGCTGCCCGATGGAATACTCACCGCGATTTTCATAAAAGCCTCATCACCGTTTTCGTAGACAATCGGGAAAGCAACTTCATTATTCTTTATCCGAATTGCTTCGTTGCCCTGTGACTCAATAAAATCCATTAGTTCTTTTATGAAAGAATTCCGCATTTTTTCGTTTTCTTGCTTTCTTGTCATATTTTTCTCTCCTTTCTTTTTACAAGTAAATTATATCATATTTCTTTAAAAATGTCAACACCGAAACTGGGACGTATTACGTCCCAACTTACATTTTTCTACAGAAGAAAAAGGGGATTATACCCCTTTTTCCCTTTTTTCTTTTATGAGTTTATTCTGCGCGCGTTGTTTTTCGTCACGCTCAATTTTCTTTTTCTTCTCTTCTTCTTTTCTTTTTGCTGTCTCGGCTTTCTTTTTTTCGTTTATCTCAAATTCTTCGTGAAGTGAGTAAGCGTCAAAAATATCGCCATCACGACTTCCAGAGGGGATACTTACGGCAATTTTTACAAAAGATTCGTCGCCGTTATCATAAACAAACGGAAAGGCAATTTCATTTTTCTTTATTTGAATTACTTCATCTCCCTCTGATTCTATTAAAGCCCAAATTTTTTTAAGAATTTCAGTTCGTTTATTTTCATTTTCTTGCTTTCTTGTCATATTTTTATCTCCTTTCCTTTTTTTACAAATAAATTATACCATAACTTTTTTAAAAAGTCAACATTTGACTTGGGACGTTTGACGTCCCAGTTTTTCGGTAAAATTGAGAGTGGGAATAATCCCACCCTCATTTTTCTTTACTCGGTTATCGAATAAGAATTGACAAGACGCTTGCCATTCTTAATTTCCTCAACGGAAAGTTTGCCCTCGCCCACAAGCTGGCGGAGAAGTGCGTTTGCTTTCTGCGGAGTAATACCGACCGACTCGGCAACCTCTGCGCCCGACAGAGAGACCCCCGCGGTGAAGTGAGTGAGAATAACAGCCTTGATATCCTCGTTTTCCCTCTGCTTTTTCGTGGGAGTGTTACGGCGATACTCTGCCTCGTGGGCAAGCTTGGTAAGTTCCTTTTCGGCAAAACTGTTCATATCCTCGCTGATGTTTGCCTCGATAACTGCGTTGTAAAAATCCTTTCTTGTCATAACTTTTTTCCTTTCTCGTTTTTTAGTCTATCGTTGACTTATTATTTGTCAAGAGTTCTTTTTGTTTTCCCTCTTGATTACAGTTATATTATACTCTTATAAGGTGGAAATGTCAACACTTGATTTGGGACGTATAACGTCCCATCTGCGGTGGAGAAAAAAGTGATGATTGCTCACCACCTTTTTTCTTTATTCGACTTCTCCTATTATCTTAAACGGAAAAAAGATAATTCCACGGGAGAATTTATGCTTTGTCTTTTTTCCAATTAGCGAAAAAATTTGTGATTCAATTTCCGCGTCATCAATCGCACAATGTGCCTCGACGAAATTCTCATCTTGCATTAAAAACTGATATGCTGTTTCTGCCGAAGTAGAAAAATATTTTCCGCTACTTGTGAGACGGTTATTATCATAACAAAATTCTCTAAAATCATCATTATTGAGTAGATGTTTACAAGCAAGACCCCAAACATCAAAGAGCGGGTATTTTTTATTTCTAAAATAGAAATAATCACCATTGAAGTTTGAACCGCTTTTATTGTTTTTTAGAATATAGTCGCATTTTTTCTTCTCGGAATTTATAAAGTTATTATAATCGCCCGAGTATAGCGCGCGGATATATTTTTCAGTAAAAGGAATTGCTTTTTTAAAATCGAACATAGAATTATAAGCGCCGACAGCGGAAACGACTTGTAAATCGTTTTCAAAATTTTCCGCAAAAGAATCCCACTGCATACAGGATATTTCTTTATTGGAAAGTCTTTCAATATATATCGGGCGCTTTATTGCATAATAAGCAGTATCAAAAATTCTCATATCGAAAAATATTTCCGATATCAAACAGCTTACACGCTTGTATATATTGCCGTTGATATCAATTATTTGATAGCCGATATCATATATCAAAGGCTTGGCAATAGCTATTTTCTTTTTGTTTTCCGGTAATTCCATTTCAGAAACAAATGGCAGTGTTGCCGTCTCACAGTCGAGAATCATATAATACTTTCTTCTTTTGTCGAATTTTTCCATTTTGTTTGATTCCTTTCTTAATTTCTGATAGTATTATACCACGGGGAAAGAAAGAAGTCAATACCGGAGTTGGGACGTATTACGTCCCAGAATCGCAAAGGAAAAACCGCGTGACGACTTGT